GGTTCGACGGCGAGCGCGCCGCCACGATCAGTGCCGCGCTGCTGAAAGACGAGGAGCGCATCGCACTGGAGTGCGCCGAGCTGGCTGGGATGCCGGACCTGAACGTGCTGTCGCCCAAGCAGCTTCAGGAGGCGTTCTTCAAACATCTTGGGGCCTACGTGTGCTTCCGCTCTGCCTCCGGGGCTCCGACGCTGAACAAAGAGTCGCTGCGCGCGTATGCCGCCGGCGGCAACGAGCGGTTGGGGCGCTTCGCTCTGAACGTGCTCGACTTTCGCCGAGCCCGCAAATGCCGCAGCACCTACGTTGATCGGATCAAGGTCCACGAAGACGGGCATGTGCGGCCTACGTGGCTCTCGTACGGCACGGTCAGCGGTAGATGGAGCAGCCAGGGCCCCAACCTCGCGAACCTGCCGAGCACGCGCGCGGATCCGTCAATGAGCTTCGGTGGTATCCGAAGCCTGTACACGGCCGACCCCGGTCGAACCCTGGTCAGCTTCGACATCAAGCAGGCGGAGTTCCGCGTCGCGGCGTACATGAGCGGCGACGCGAACATGATCGCAGTCTGCAACGACCCGTCCGGGGACATCCACACTGCGAACGCCATCATGCTGTTCGGTGAGGCGTTCCTCAAAGCCGACGACCGAGTCAAGAAAGAACTGCGCGGGCTGGCGAAGCGGGCTGTGTTCGCCGTCTGCTACCTCGCCGAAGTCAGCACTGTCTACGCCTCGATCGTCAGTGAGGGGACACCCATCACGCTGGCAGCCGTCCAGGCCATGCTGGACGCCATGAAGCGTCGCTTCCGCGACTACTACGAGCACCAGGCTCACCTGCTCGACCTGACCATCGCCAGGGGCTACGTGGAGAGCCCGGTGCTGGGCCGCAAGCGGTGGCTCGGGCATGCCCCGGCTCCGCCCGAGAACGCGAACTTCCCGATCCAGAGCGGCGCTGCCGACATCATGAATCTTAAGCTGGCGAAGATTGAGCGGATTCGCCGCGACAGGGGGCTGCGAGCCGACATATGTGCGATGGTGTACGACGCCGGCTACTGGAACACGGTCGACGACGATGTTGAGAAAATGTCGTCGCTGATCCAAGAAGTGTTCGCCGAGCCGGTTCTACTAGGTGGCAGAGAATTGGTACTTCCGATAGACGCCCACAACGGGCAAAGGTGGAGTGAGCTATGAAGGTGGGTGACACGGTGGTCGTGCGGGGCGGTGGGGCAGCGGTGGTGGTGGCGCGTCTGTACACGGGACTTGGCGGTGCGCCGTGCGCGCACGTGCGGTGCAGCGACGGTAGCTTAGACAGCTTTCCGCTGAAGGACTTGGTGCCGGTCGACAAGCCGAAGTGCGCCCCCGGCTCCAAGTACGACACCGACAAGCCCGACTGGAGCCTGGTGCAGTGGCGTGCGCTCGACAAGTACGTGCGCGTGCTGACGTTCGGCGCCGCCAAGTACGACCGCGACAACTGGCAGAAGGTGCCCAACCTGCGCCACCGCTACTTGGCCGCCGCGCTGCGTCACGTCGCCGCCTACGCTACCGGCGAAAACAAAGATCCCGAGAGCGGCGAGCACCACCTGGCGCACGCCATCGCTTGCCTCGCATTCGTGCTCGAAGACATCTTGACCAACGAGAAAGAGCCGCAGCCATGATCGCAACCACTGATTTTCCCGAGTTTCGCGCCTTCAACAAGATCCCACGGTTCCGCCACCGCCCCGTCATCATCACCGAGAAGATCGATGGCTCCAATGGGATCGTCCACGTCACCGACGACGGGCGACTGTTCGCCGGCTCGCGAAACAGGTGGCTCACGCTGGAAAAGGACAACTTCGGTTTCGCAGCATGGGTGAACCAGAACGCTGAGGAGCTGTTGACAGGGCTCGGCCCGGGGACGCATTATGGCGAATGGTTCGGGGCCGGTATTCAACGCCGCTACGGCCTCGACCACAAGCGCTTCGCGCTGTTCAATGTGGGCCGATGGAACGCTGAGAACAAGCCGGCGTGCTGTGAGGTAGTGCCGACGTTGGTCATCGACACGCGCGTCGAGTTCGCCATCAACGCCGCGCTCGAACAGCTGTCGGCTGGTGGCTCCGTCGCGGTACCGGGCTTCATGGACCCCGAGGGGATCGTAGTGTTCCACAGTGCTAGCGGACAGCTGTTCAAGGTCACGCTGAAGAACGACGAGGTTCCCAAGGCCCTGGTGAAGTCATGAAGCTGATCTGGTTGGACCTGGAGACGACGGGGCTGGACCCCAACGCCTGTGACATCCTGGAGATCGCCGCAGTCGGCGCAAGCATCGAGAACCCCACCGTCACACAGTACCTGATCAACACGCCGGTGTGGCACGGTGGCGGCGGCTTGTCCAAGTTCATCCGGCGCATGCACACCAGCAACGGTCTGCTGCGCGAGTGCAAGATCGCACCGGGCTTGTGGACGGTGGGGAAACTGTTCGACGACATCCTGCGCGAGTTCATCGGCGACGATGCTGAGAAGCCGGTGCTGGCGGGTGCGTCCGTCCACTTCGACCTGGGCTTCCTGCGCCGTCACTTGCCGTGCATCGCTGATCGCCTGAGCCACCGCGTGTTCGACACGTCGGCCATCACGGCTTTCTGCGCGTCGATGGGCATGCCGTATCCGAACGCTTCGGAGCTTGCGCACCGCGCGATGTTCGACATCGAAGACTCGATTCAACGCTACACACACTGTCGTGCCTGGGTGGAAGGACGAAGCAAATGAGCAAGTCAAAGAAAACAAAGGCGAAGACTACCTGGCACGACGACTTGGAGGAATTGTACGCCTGCGGGCCGGCTGTGGCTTGGGCGCGACAGTTCAAGACGATCGCGCAAGCGTGGAAAGCTTTGCCGCACGCGCCGGACGGTGTGCAGTGGCTGGAGTGGATCATCACCGCGCTGACGGGCGCCTGTGTGTGCTACAACGGCGCCGCACTAACAGTAACACCGCGCGGGTTCGTGGACTGCGGGCTCGTGGACTGCTGGAATGGGCACATCTACTCAGTCGCGGATATTATCAAAGAAGTTCCGGTCCCGACGCGCGCGGATCTCCGCGCCGCCCGCAAAGCGCACAACAGCGGATCCTATCCGTGGGAGACAGTCTGATGGCTGAGCCGAAGTACATCGATCTCGTCTACGTCGCCGGGCCCTACTCAGCGCCCACTATCGAGGGACGCACTGCCAACATCCACGCCGCCTGGCTCGTGGGCTGTCAGGTGGCAACACTGGGCGTCTACCCCGTCGTGCCGCACACCAACACGCAGCACATGGACAAGATTCAGGACTGGCAGTGGTGGATCGACGCTACGTTGGAGCTGATGCTCCGGTGCAACGCGGTCCTCATGATGGAAGGCTGGGAGAAGTCGCGCGGCGCCCGCGGCGAGGAAGCGATGGCCAAGAAGGTGGGGATTCCCGTGTTCTACAACATCGTCGACCTGGCGGGCTGGGTCGCGGGACAGATGAACCTGGAGGCAGCAGAATGACCGTTCTGAAGCTTGGTGATCTCAAGGTGGTTTCGGACCCGTTGGTTCCGCGTGGCGCATTGCACTTCCGAGCCGATGACGCTCACGTCCTCGATCCAGCGGATTACGCGAAGCTCAATACCGAGCTGTCGGCTCGGCACGCTGGCCGCGGTATGGCCGCCGCATCGTGGGACACGGACCCAACCGCATACGCAGTTAAGGTAGCCGCGCAGTGGCACCTACTGCCGCATCTCGGGCGCATAGTCGAGTACCGCTTGCCGGACCGGTTGAAGGCGACGCCGCCGGAGCGCTTCGTGACGTTCCTGGATCGCGACGAGCGCGTGTGCGAGTTCGGGACGGAAGCTGGCGACCGTCGCGATCGCACCCACATTCGTCACGCCGATATGTGCCGAATCGAGTGCGGCATGCGCGAGAGCGCGGTGCGGAAGTACGAGGACTACCGCCCCGGTATGGTCAACGCCGTTATCGCCGAGCAGCTCAAGGCCGGCGGCGTCGACACCGAAGGCACGCGGGCGCAGGCTACGCGGTGGCTTGCTGCTGTGTGCGGAGACGTGTGCGAAGGGCTCCGAGCCACCACGCGGCGCAGCCGAAACCGCGCTACTGACATCGACATTGGGCGTGACTGGAGGCGGGAATCATGAAAGCGCTACTCGCCATCGTGCTGCTGTCGCTTGCGAGTGCGTGCGCCCCGAAGCCGGCAATGGCGCCGCAAGCACGAAGCTGCGGCGGTGACGACAACGGTTCGTGCGAAATCCCACCACCGAAGCCCAGGAAAAACCAATGACCACTGACCCAACGCCGCAGTGCCCCGGTGAGGGCGCTTGTGATGACGAGGGCTGCGAAGGTCCGTGCCCGCGCTGTAAAGCCTGCACATGGAACAACAACGCCTGCGGCGACAGTGAGTGCTGCGGGGCGAACTACGACTACTGTAGCCAGTGCGACTGGGAAAGCTACTTCGGTGACTCGTGACGAAGCTTAGGAACTTCCTGCGAGTGACGCTGTCAGTCATCAAGTACGAACTAAAGGAATTGTGGAGGCGATCATGGGACTGACTATCCATCCAGACGCGGTACTGAACTGGCGGGGCGAAACTAGCGGCGACGTCGTGTTGAAGGACATGATGAAGGACTACGACACCGATGACCTCGGTGACGGCATCTTGTTGGCGGCGCTCTACAACTACGCAGACTACGACGGAAGCGCCTTCGCTCTGATCTACAAGCCCGACACCGGCGAGCTGTTCAAGGTCAACGACGAGCACTGTTCCTGCGACGACCTCGAAGGGCACTGGAGCCTGGAGACGACGAACTTCGCCGCGCTCCAGATGCGATCATTCGACTACTTGGGCAGCCCGGAGGAGAAAGAGGCGATCCTCGAAGCCGTCTGGGCAGTGACGAACGGCGACTATCCACAAGGCGCGGCGTAAATGGCGCAGTTTGAAGAGTTCGGCGAGGCGGACATCGCCAGGGTTCGCTACGAAACCGCCTACGTAGCGCTACTGACGCGGGCGCAACGCTCTGAGCAAGCCGTCGTGGAGCAGACCGCAGCGCATGCGACCGCAACGCGCGAACTGCTTCGACAGATCCACGAACTGAAGCACGCCATCGGCGACTACAACAAGATGGCGAACCGCGTCAAAAAGCTCGAAGAAATGCTGGAGGAAAAGAACGCCGCGCTCGGCGCTCTCTACCGACAGCTTGAACAGACTGGAGCGTTCCTCAATGGCTGACATCAAGTTCACGGACTCGGAGAGGGCCGTCTTTGACGAGCAGGTGAACACGCTCGTGCGCATCGCAATGGCGTCATCCGACATCCACCCGGCTGGCACGAAGCAGGTGGCTTACGCCACGCTCATGCTCATTGGCGCGACCGTGAAGTTGGCCATATGCGGGGGCTACACCGGCGGACCCGCAGATCTCGCCAAGACGTTCACGCGCATGTGGGACGCCACGAAGTATGTCGGCAAGGCCACGAACTCAGCGGGCGGTGACGCATGAAAGCGGTCAGCCGCTACGACGTCGTCAGTCGCTACCTGTGGCTGTGGGTTTCGGGGATGATGGCCGGCGAGGCGGCGTGGATGTTCGCCGCGGAGTTCTACCGCTCAGCCGCGCTGTTCGCCGTCTTCTCGCTCATCCTGCTGTTGCTGTTCCTGGGCGTGAAGCCGCGCCCCGCCAACGAGCCCGCCCACCATGACAAATCGTTCTGAACTGTTTCGCCGACGCACCCGGGCAGACGGCAGCCGGGCTCCGATCCGCTTTACGGCGCAAGTCATGAATGACGTGCGGAGTGAGCAGCAGGCGCTCGCCGTCGCCATGGTGGCTGAAGGCCTAGGGGCGCCACCGCAGGGCTGGAAGCCGCCCGAGATGCCCGCGTACGCCTGGATGGAGTACGCCCTCGAAGTCACCGGAGTGATGACACGCGCGCTGCGACTGCTAGCCGGCTCGCCGGAAGTGGCGGAGCGCGAACGGCTGGCGATACTGACGGCCGAAGGATTCGGTGGCTCGATGGGAACTTCCGCCGGCCCGGCGTTGTCAGTACAGTCATGACGAACAACGAAATCCTAAGCCGGTTGTTGACTCCCAAGGTGCACATCACACTGAGCCGTCTCTCGACTGGCTGTGTCGCAGCGACGATGGCGCACGAGAACGCACCAAACCGTCTGCTCGCGGTCGGCGTGGGCGACAATCTGTACGAAGCCCTGGAATCCTTGGAAAAGCGCGTCAGTAGTCAGCGTCGCGGTCCGCACGTTGGAGGAGAGTAAGCCATGAACAACTACATCAGATTTCTCATGCTTGCGATGACCGTGGGCGGTTGCGCGCTGGACCCGTACGGGACAGTAGAGCCCGATCGACCGTTCGGCGAGCCTGCTGAGGAGCCAGCGCCGACAGTCCCGATCGAGGCAGGTGATCGACCAAACTGCTACCCAGACGTCGTCTACGAAATCGGCGGCGAGTTGGTAGTAGCGCCGGGCTACTGCGCCGAGCGGAGCTTCGGTCGTCCTGTGATCGGCGACCCCGACCCAAGCGTCGGGTGGGATGACGCCACCAAGGAGCCCGACGATGACTGAGAAGACCGACCTCCCCGCGCTCATCGCCGAGGTTCGCCGGCTGGATGCGGAGGCGACGAAGGGGCCGTGGTTCTACAACAGCTATTCGGGCGTGTTCAGTGAGCCAGTGTCGCGCGAGTACGATGCCGCCGTGGAGGCGTTGCCAGACGATGCGCCTGCCGAGGCTTTTGACGGGCTTGTCGAGCCCTGTTGCGCGCACGTGCCGGTAGTCGGCGGGGACACGGCCACTGCGCAAGGCGCACGCGACGCCGCCCTCATCGCCGAATATCGCACCGCCGCTCCCCTGCTCGCCGACGAGTGCTCGCGGCTGCAAGCCGAGGTGACGCAGCTACGAGCAGAGCGCGACATGCCGTGCGCGCATCGGCTGGAGGAGGAGCGGCTGCAAGAGCGGGTGCGGGTTTTGGAGGCGGCGTTGCGGCCGTTCCAAACCGCTGACGGGCACTTCGCTTGGTGTCGCCGCGCAGGATTCGGCGGCGTGGCGCATCACGATCACAACTGGGACAACGGCAACGAGCCGGCCACGGCGTGCAGCGACCATTGCTGGACCGCCCGCGCGGCGCTGGAAGGGATTGAGGTGGAGTGATGTACATCGCCGGCATTGGCAACGAGCGCGAGCCCGCGCTCCACTGCGACACCGCAGGATGCGGGACCGTGATGACCGTGAAGCCGACGCGCTATGGGATGCCGGCGTGGCTCCGCGACCGCAAGGCGCCCAAGGGCTGGCGCACCGTCATCATCGACGACCGGCGACGCGATACGTGCCCGCGGTGCCGGCATCAGAACCCCGAAGCGTGCGAGGAGGTGCTACAGGGCCTCGACTCCGCGTATTCGCTACGGGAATGGGATGCGATGCGCGAGGACCGCGACCAGTTTCAGCGGCGCGCCGAGCAAGCCGAACGCGCTCTCGCAGACCTCGCCGCGCTCATCCACACCGAGTCGGGCCTCGACGACCACCGCTACACTGCGGAGCAGATGGTCACGGAGATGGCGTCTGGCTGGGAGCACGAGAGCGCGGGGCGAGAACAAGCCGAACGCGAGCGGGACGAGGCGGTGGAACGCTGCAAGTCGCTGGAATACTCGCTCGAAGAAGCCGAGCGCGGCGGCAAGTACTGCGTCAAGGCTCGTGCATACGGCGCCATCGCGTGCGAGTTTCGCAAGACGCTGCAAGCGTTCTCGGACCGCGGGGAAGCGCTTGCGAAGGCCGCGCTGGAGTGGCGGTATAGCGAGAGCAACGGCGTGCCGATGTCGGCTATCGAGACGATGGGGGAACTGCTCGACGCGCTGACCGAGCGCGACGCCCTGAAGGCCAAGCTCGCGGGGGCGGAGCGGGAAAAGCTGCGGTGGTCCGGTATCGCTGACCACGCCGAGAAGATGCTGGAGCTTGCGTGGCTCGAACTCGGCCCGGACGACAACCACGTCACTGTGGCGGGTGGCATCCGAGACCTCCGCGCCAGAGCCGAGGCTGCGGAGCGGGAGAGGGACGAGGCGATGGCGGAGATTTCCGGGGCCATGCGCGCCTATGAAATCGAAGGCGACGAGTCTCTGTTTGACATGGTGCGCAGAATTGCGAGCGCAGCCGTATCCCGCACGACTGAGGTAGCCACCGAGCGCGCCGCCCGCGAGAAGGCGGAGGCGGTCGTGGAGGCGGCGCGGAACCAGCAGGCGTGGATAGACGCACACAACCGCGAGCCCCGCGCCGCCAAAGACCCGTATGACCGCGCATACGTCGACGCGCTAGACGCTGCGCGGACTTGGCTAGCCGACGCCCTCCGCGCCTACGCCGCCGCTCAGGCGAAAGACTCCGGCGGCTCGGGTGCCGCGCCATGCCAGCACCGTAAGACCCGATGTGAGAACGATCTGGACGTTTGCGTCGCGTGCGGCGCAGTCAACCGCGCGGTGACGGGCATCCTGGATTGGGGCCACGCTGAGCCCCACAAGACTTCGGCGGGTAAGGATCCGAACGGGCGAGAGCCAAAGCCGGTGCCCGAGCCCGCCGATTCTTTCCTGGTCAAGCTCCGCGACGGCGGGTCAATCGTTGGCAGCGCGGCTTGCTCCGAGGTGGCCATCGCCATCGCGCGGGCGTCCGACCGGATGCACGTGGATGCAGACGGGTTCGGGTACGTGTACGTGAGAGGCGAACCGTACGGCCACATCAGCAAGGCCGACGAGCGCCAGCTAGACTCCGATTCGCCCGTGGGCGTCGCAGCCACGGCGGAGTCTGCCGGAGAGTGGCAAGGGTCGGGCGGCTCCAAGCATCGCTGCTCAGTCTGCGGCTGCTACTGGCGACTGAACGACCCGACAGACGCACAGCCCGACGGCTCGTGGTCACTGTGGGACGGCCGGCAAAAGCCCGGGCAGTGCTGCGACAACGTGCGCATGGGCGAGCAGATCAAGCCTGGCCCGCCCCTCACCCGCGCCGACCTCGCCGCGCTGGAGGAGCGGATTGTGGAGCGGGTGGAGCACGCTTGCTGGTCCGCCATCGGAAAAGACCTGAAGGCGTTCCCGGCTCTGGAAGCGCTCGCCGACGAGCTGCGGAGGAAGCCGTGAAGGACTGGCTGTCTGATCCCATCGCCACGCCCACACAACGACAGGCTGTCTGATCTGTGGGCGAGTAGGACAGGCTGTCCTATACTGCCCCACATGGGCGGGTATCAAGAGAGAGCGTTCAAGAGTGACCAGGAAGCGGCCGCAGCCATCAGGCAGGCAGTTCGTAACTCGAATGGATCTATACTACAGGCGGCCAAATCACTTGGAATTTCCTTTAGATCCATGTCTCGCTATATAACCCGTTTGGGCCTACGCGCCGAGCTGCGCTCCGAAACGGGGGCGCGGGCCCCCGGGCTGCCGGGCCTTGCAAGCGCCGCGCCAGGCGCCAGAAAAGCCAAGGGCGCGTCAGCGGGCCGGTAAGGGTTCCGCGCTGACGCGCATCTCTTGGGAGCCACTACGGGGCGGCACGTGGCCCGCTTCTCAGCGGTACAGGTCGACGCAGTAGACTGCGAAGACAGCGAAGATTGCGGCGTAGGTCCCGAATGCGATGGTAAAGGCTTTCATGATGCGCTCCGTTCGCTATGTGAGTCACCAGCCGGCGACGGAAGTTCCGCAACCCCGCCGAATAGGTGAGAGCTGCACCTACACGTGCGCAGCGCTCGCTACTTGTGGATCGGGCGCGCGCGCGTAGCAAGTCTCAAGCCACGCCAGCAAGTCCGCGACTTCGTTAGACTTTTCGGGCTTTAAAGAAAAGTTCGCGACGCCGGGAACTTCCGCGGCGCAGGTGGTGACTCATCAACCATGAGAACACAAAAAGCCCGCGGTATCGCGGCACTGAAGGATTACTCAAACTGGCGGATTCCACCGACACGCACGGTTGAATGCGCTGAGCAGCTTCCCGCGCTCGTGGATGCGCCCGTCTTCGTGCGCCCCTGCCCCATGAGGCCACGGCACGGGTTCGTCGACAGTCGCATCTGCCACACGGCGGGCGAAGTAGCAGCCGTGTGGGATGAAGCCCGCGCGGCCGACCCCGAGGCGGAGATCGTGATCATGAGTCCGATCACCGCTACTTGCTCCGCGGTACTGGCAGATGGCCGCCTCGCCATCGGGCCGGGGCATGCCGGTGCAACGGCTGGTCATGGCGTTCAGGAGCTTCGGGTGATTCCGTTGTCTTGGGGTCCCGGCATCTTGATCGCTGCCGGCATCCAAGACGATGAAACGGCGTACCTAGAGCTGGTAACAGGCACCGATGAGGGGTTCGCGTCACCGGTCAGGACGTACGCAGTACAGCTGCGCGCTGGACCGTCGCTCCCCGCGAGCGTCGATTACATCCCGTGCGAAACTGTGGTGACATCCGTGGTGACGCCGCACGACGATCTTTTACGCTGGGAGACCGAGGTGGCGGCGTTCCCACCTGGTACCGTCGTGGTCGCGCCCGGCGGATCGCTGGCGTCCCACGCAGCGATCCACTGTGTGATCAACGGGATTTCCTACGTGACTAGCTTCTCGCCAGCCGTAGGGGATACGATCCGCCCTGCCAGTGACGTGCCGCAATTTATGTTGGATGTTGCCGCATTCATGCGCGGTTCCGCCACGGCTGACGTGCAGCTGGCGAGTAGCGAACGCAGGATGGCGTGCCAGCTGGCGATCGTGACGCTGCATCAATGGCCGGCGCTACGAGACTCCGACGCCGCTATTGCTAGTCAGCTACTCGGTTTCGCATGCCGCACGCTAGCAAGGGCTGGCGCGGCGATCTGCGCTGGCGAGGCACGCCACTACAGCTTGAAACTGCGGCGTCAACGGCCAACGAAGATCTCCCGCGCGGGCCGGATCGACAAGGCACTGTGCGTCTCACTGTCAGCCCAACGACGCGCGTTGACGGTGGCCGGAAAGGCCTTCGAGTGTTCCGGTTGGAGCGGTGGCTACGGTGGCGAAAAGTGGCTCGACTGCGCGTCAAGTGTCGACCGCTTGTGGCGTGCGCAGTCTGGCGTACTTGTCGAAGCTGATTTGGTAGAAGCGCTCAACCGCGTCGTCAACGTGGCGCACAATAACGGCACCTTGCTAAACAAGCTTGTCGATACGAGCTTCTTCGGAGCGGCCGCAAGCGAGCCGACGCGCCAGCTGATCCACATCATGGCGACCCTGTACGCGGTACTGACTGACGCACCGGCCGCCGCCGCAAAGCCGCTCCCAGCTGGGGGCAAGATCAAGCGCCCCGTCACGCCACTGTACGATCGCATGCATGTAGTCGAGGAAGATGGTGGCATCAAAGCGCATCTGTGGATCGCTGACAGTGCTTGCCCGTACGCGTCGCACCACGTGGCGGCGGCGGCACACTTGGTTGCGTGGATCAAGATGCGCGCGCACACGTCCAAGTCGCGGCACGCCGATAGTAATCGCGGCTACGTGCCGATCACGCTGGCAGCGCCGATCAAAGCTGACAGTGCCTCGGTCCTGGCGGCAGTCACTGCGGCGATGGGGGGCGCGTCATGAGCGCCACGAAGCGAACGCGCCAGAAGCGCCGCATGCAACCGCGCACGGCCCCCGCGCCCACGACCGACATTGCCGAAGCCACGAAGCGCTGGGCAGAATGGTCCGAAAGTTCAGCGATTCCCGGACTGGGAACCAGCCCGGTTGGTGGTAACGATCGAGCCCCGTTCCTCCCAAAGTGTATGCACGACGCGGCCGAAGTGATCGTGATCGATGAGGTGCCGATCTACTGCGCGGACGGTTGGGGCAGTCGCAAGGCGCCGGCCGGTAGCGTCGTACTGAACTGCACCGGAACACCGCGGCACGACAACGCCCACATGCCGGAGCGCTGGGATGTGCTGCGAGCTCACCTCGAATCGGTGCCAGTGGAAGAGATCACGCTCCCATGGGACGATGGCGGCACGCCTCCCGTCAAGGCGACTTTCTGGCGGGCGCTGATCGAGCTGTGTGCCGCGCGGAAGGTCCCCCTCGTGATCCATTGCATCGGAGGCCATGGCCGGACGGGAACCGCGCTTGCGGCGATCCTGATCGCCTACGCTATCCCGGCCGACGACGCGGTCGCGTTCGTACGGAAGAATCACTGCGACAAGGCGATCGAGACGCTGGCTCAAGAGCGGTACCTAGCTGAGCTTGACTTCGACTTGAACGAGTCGCCTGAGCGGCGGTAGCCCCATGATGTTCCTGGCCATGATGCTGCTAGCGGCGGCTGCCTTCGTGGCGCGGCGCGTCCCCTGGGACGATGAGAGCCCCGGACGCGGTAGGGCGAGGGGCCCGCCTAGCCGCTAGGTCGCTACCAGGTCGCGCTGGCAGGCGTTCAGGTAGGTGGTGCTCCCACCTATCTGGGCGCTTGGGCGCGTGGGGACGGAACTTCGGGCGCGCCTCGGAGTCATACCGAGCGGAAAGCAGGGAGCCATGACAGCTATTGATAAAGCGTCCTACCGCGTCATTCGGACGAAGGGTGCGTCGCCTGTAGGGCCCGAAACCCGCCGGCAAACCCCGTGCCATCCCCTCATTCCCATCGAGCTACCGCTAGGTCCTTTTGACCTGTGGCGCCAATGCCACACTTCTGCCTAGTCGTCCACCAAACTTGTCCAATCGTCCAGGAGCAGCTGCCATCCCGCCCCGCCGCTACCAAGCCGCGGGGCTTGGGGCGTCGAGGAGATCTGAAAATGACGACGACGACGACCTGGGATTACGAGGGATATTGGAATGCCGTGCTCGGCTACGAAACGCCCGCGAGCGTCGCTGCCTCGCTGGCCGGCTTTCGCGCTGACGACGCACGCGACGTGATCGACGTGATCGACTGGCTCGCGCGCACTGACTCGCTGATCTGGGGGCAGGCAGGCGGCGGCGAGCCGATGCCGGCGGAATGGGCCCAGCTTCGAGCTTCGGCGGTCGCTGCGATCGTGGCGGCAGGCGAGGACACCGAAGAGCAATAGTCGAAAAGCGCCCCGCGCTGGGAACTACCCGGCCGGGGCGCTGTCTTACCATCCGAACGGACACCGGGCGTGCGAAGCGCCGGGCCCGTCGAGTAGGCACGCTTCGGGGAGATCCGTCCTAGGACCGACGCGGCGCGTTAGAAAAGAATCGTCGCGGCACTGGGAACTTCCGGCGCGCGCCGCGGTCTTACCAAGCATGAACAAGCAAACTGGCTGGGAAGAGTGGGCTTTCGTGATGGTAAGCTGCGCACGCGAGGGAACGCCGCTGGCGACTCGCGAGCAAGTCAGCGCCGAGACGCTGATCGAGATTCGGAGCATCGCGTTGGGTGAAGGGCGCGTCAAGCTGGCTGAGGCGGCGCACGCAGCATTGACCGACTAGGCTGGCCAAGCGCTGAGGTAGGTGGGGGTAGGCAACTACCCCACCCACCTACACGCTACCCCGCCCACCTACTTCGATACCGAGGTGGGCAGGTGTAGTCTTGTCTGCTACCCACGCCCACCGGCCCCTACCCGGACCGACACCGGTTCCAACCGGCTTTTTTAACTGGGCCGATAACGTGACCGTGTGGGGCCCCCGGAAGGGAAATTTTGTCAATTTCGAAACAGGCCCACCTACATGCACCTACATCGGAATAACTCTCTTCTCCACCCCTCCGGCAAACGCGCCTGGCTAGCAGACTACATGCTACCCCCTCTCTAGAAGAGGGGTAGCAGTAGCAGTCGTCTGCCAGACGGCGGCATGTGTCTAGAATGATTGATATACAACTCGTTGGCTGACGCCTCGGCAACGAGCCCGTCCAGAGCCTGCCGGTGCCCGGGCAGCCGCCCAACCCAAGCCTCCGCGGCATCCCGGTGTCGGAGCTACATGAAGATCCTACCCACCATGACCTGCGCGTGCGGCTTCGCGGGCTCGCCGGCGCACTTTCGGGCCGGGAAGGCGTGTAAACGCTGCTGGTATGCGAGCCGCGCGCTGCCGTTAGGGGCGCCGCGCGGGCGAAAACCGCCAAAACGGCGCCAACAGTCAGCAGCAGCGCGGCGTAAAGCGCGGCTTACGCTGGCCTGGACGCTTGCAAAGCTCAAAGCCGCCGGCGCAAGGGCGCGTGGCGTCACCGACGTCGACCAACGGCGCGCAAATCGTGTCCACAAGCGCCGTTGTCGCGTGTGCCACCGCATTCGGCAGGCGCGTTTCATGATTTTGTACGCCGCCAGCCCCGATCATCGAGGTGGAACGTGCTGCGACTGCTCCAAAACAGCCAACGCGCACCTACCATTCGTTGAGCGTAAGGCAATCCGCCGCAAGATGTGGGCGGCGAGCACTGCGAAACGCCTGGCAGCCGCCGCAACCGCGGCCTAAGCTGGTTGGCGTGACGTTGGACACGACCTGCGCCCGCTGCTCCGAGCCGCGCTTCCGAGATTCGCGCTACTGCAAAGCGCACCACCGCGAAGTGCTAGCCGAAATGGGCGTTGTGCTACCGCCGCCCGCTCCGGAGTCCGAACGATGACTGCCGAAGGCACGGCATCGTTGGATGACGGCCCCGCGAAGGCCCCTAGCAGCCCCGTAGAGAGCGTTTCCAATCCGTATGGGGTACTGCCCCGCCGACCTGACCTAAAAGCGAACGGCAGGGCCACTGCGCCCCCGCCCTTGCCCCTCGACAGGCTCCACAGGGTCCGCGTCCCGGAGATCCGTGAGGAGCGCCGGATCCCGATGCCCTCCCGGGAGCAGCTCGTACAGTTGGCGCTCGACACCTACAAGCTCGCACTTGATAACACAAAGTCCTACGTCAACCAGCGCGGCGTCCACACCACGAACCCGGCCCCCGACTTCCGCGCCGCCTGCGAGGCCGTCCGGGTGGCCGCTCAGATCGCCGGCTACACCCTCAAGGGCGCCGAACCGCGCCGGGGCGCCAACGCCGAGACGGGCGAGGACATGAGCGCCGAGGAGGCCCTCGACAAGCTCCGCTCCAAAGCAGCCAAGAAAGCGCAGGTAGCCGATGAATGATCCCAGTTCGCCCAACTACGTGACTCCGGGCGCCCCACCCGTGACCCTCAACGAGGTCGGCTCGGCCCTCCAGCTAGCCCCGACCGCCGAGGCTCCCGACCCAGACATGGCCATGCCGATCGACCAACAGGCCGCCTGGTTGCTGGTCGACGGGTTCCGAAGCAACTACCTCAAACGGCACGGGCACCAACCGCGACGGGGACAGCTCATGAAGTACTTCAAGAAAGCGTTGACCAAGGTTCGGGCGCGCATGACACAGCGCGACTTGCGGGGCGGGCTGTGATGGGCCGCTTTCCGCTCGCCCACACCTACGAGCCGCCGGGGCAGAGCGAGTCGTCGATGTCGGATCAGTCAGAGCGCTTCGCGGTGCCCGACGTGCCGGCACCGGAGCGCGGCCGCTTCGAGTTCGTCGTCGCGTCCGGGGACGAGCAGCTTACGCGCCTGCCGGGCGGCGACTATGCGTACTGCGGACCGGCACAGTTGCGCCTGGGCGGACTGTTGAAAGAGGAGCCGCCGGGCTACCGCTCCGCGTGCTACCATACCGACGTGATGTTGAACAGCTGGGTCGCGCGTGCCCAAGAGCGCGCCAAGCTGCGGCGCTGTAAGCCCATGATCGCCCGCCTCAAGAAAGAGCTGGGCGAGAAGATCGCGCGGTCGCAACAGCAACAGGCTGACGAGTTTCGGCGGCTGCTACACGACGCCCACCACGCTGATGCCGGTGATGGCGATGACTGGGCCGGCATCAGCTACGCAGGGCCACGGGCTGCTCGGGACCTGGCCGTCGACATCGAAATCTGGAACGCCCTTCAGTGATGGGAGTGCGCACACTCGCGCGCCTGCTGCGCGGTCGCGGTCCGCGACTCGGCTCTAGAGCTGATTACGTAGAGGGGCTTAGCTTGGCCTTGAAGCGCGCGCGGCGGCACGAGCGCGACGACTACAAGACGCGCGACATGGACGACGAAACTAGCGACTTCGCGCTCGCGTTCGATGAAGAAATGGCCGCGCTGGACAAGTACCTCGACCGGACCGGAGACGGGCAGTGAGCCGCGCCCGCCCGATCACCTACCTCGACTTTGTCGACGGGCTCGGCGTCGTCCTCACCCCGGCGCAGCGCCTCTTCGCAGCCGTCGCTTTCGACCGGCTTCAGCCCGACGACTCCGACTTGGCTACCAAGCTGTTCGGCCGCCAGCAAGCGTCGCAGTTGGAACTCCGGCCCGAGGCGGTGAAGGTCGCAGCGGCGGTCTGTGGCCGCGGTTCCGGCAAGTCGCTACTAGGCGGTACGCGCGCCCTCCACCTGTCCATGACGGTCGACGTCTCGCGGCTCCAACCCCGAGAGGTCGCTGTCTGCCCTGTCATCGCCCCGGACCTCGACACTGCCAAGGTCGTAGTGCGGTTCGCGCTGGGCGCCGCTGAGAGCTTGGGGCTCCGCATCGTCAACCGCGTCGCTGACGGTGAGGAGGACTTCTCCATCGTTCGCGGCAACGGGAAGCGCGTCAGGATTGTTGCAAGGGCGGCGAGCGCTGGCGGCGTCGCCGCGCGCGGGCGCTTCATGCCGTGCGCCATCATGGACGAGGCGGCGTTCTTCCGCGACAGCAACCACAAGGTCAACGATCAGGACATCTTCGACGCGCTCAAGCCGCGTATCGCTCCGGACGGCCAGCTCGTACTGCTCTCCTCGCCGTGGATGGAGAACGGTCTGCTCTACGACCTGTGGCGCCGCAACTACGGCAAGCCGTTCGACGCCATCGTAGCCCACGCGCCCACCGGGCTCATGCGCGCCGACGACGAAGCTATCATGCGCGACATTGCGCTGGAGCGCGCCGTCGACCCCGAGAAGTGCGCGCGCGAGCGTGACGCGGACTTCATGACGTCCAACGCGGCGGCGTTCTTCAACCCGCGCGCAGTGGCTGCCATGATGTGCCTCGACGTGGAGCGCGTAGCGCTGTCCACCAAAGCGGTAGGCGGCGACTTCGCGTTCCGCCGAAACAGCACGGCGTTCGTAGCCTGTGAGACGCATGAGGTAACGGTAGGCGCCGCAGCGGACGGCTCCGGCGGAACGTTCAAGCGTGTGTACGACATCCCCGACATGCTGGAAGAGATGCCGCGCGGAAAACCCCTGAAACCGTCCGAAATTTGCCAGAAAGGGGCGGAGTTTGCCCGACTCGCGGGGTGCGACGAAATCGTCGCTGACGGCCACTACCGAGAAACCGTCGTAGAGGAGCTTGGAAAGGGCGGAATCAACCATATTATCGCCCCGGAAGGCGCTACCGGGAAAGCCGAGGTGGCACAGGTCGTGCGCAACCTGATGCATGAAGGCGCGATCCGCCTCAAGGTCGATCACCCGCTCGCCGACAAGCTCGTCCGGCAGCTCCGCGAAATCAGCTCCCGCCCGCTGTCTGGTGGCGGTATCTCGCTCGACAGCCCCACCTGGAGAACCGGGGAGCACGGCGACTTGGCCAGCGCATTCTTGCTGGCAGTGTGGCGCGCCTACAAGCTTGGCTGGACGTCCCCGGAGAAGGACCGCACTACTGTGACCGACGAATATGAACGTCGCCTGATGGTCGAGGAGCAGACCCGCGATAAACGGCTGCGACGGCTGTCGCGGTTGACTGGGATTTCGTTGATCGGCTCTCGCTAACGGACCTGCCGAATCGACCACGCGGCAATTTCGTCGGCGAGCTTCGGCGGGTTGGGGTCGCATAGCGCGGGCAGTGCGTAGTGTGGATCAGCTCGTTGCTGCACTTGCAGTGGCCATCGAGCAGTGGTGATATGCGACGTGCGCGGATCAGCGGAGAACCCGTACAGTAAGATCCCAACGCAGCGTGCCGCCGGGAACTCTCGATGAATCCCTTCATAGATGGCCCGGATCGTATCGCCGGTGTCGATGAAGTCGTCCACAATCACGTATCGTATCGGACTACTGTTGCCAACCACTTGGCGATTGCCGCCAACATGGGACGAGCATTCCGGCTTCCTGACGTGCGCCAGCGGGATCCCGGTCAGCGCCGACACCGGGAATGCCACTGACGCGCCGCTCTGACCGCGAAACGCGATTGCGTCGTCGTGCGTGAGCGGCTCCGCCTCGAACTGTCCGGTTCGGAGCTGTCGAAGCACCCACGCCACTGCGTCGGCTTGGTAGTCGGGGTCGAAGCAGTTCAGGTACAGCGTTGCGTAGCTCACTAGACACCTCGCTTTACGAATCGATCATACAACACTACTGTACCAGCTGCTGCCACGTTCATCGATCGATCGCCGGGTAGCTGGATCAGGTGGTGGCACGCTGTACGCTCCTCCGTAGTCAGGCCGTGGTCTTCCGCACCCAGCAAGTAGATGGCTCGCTCGGGATGCGTGAACGTCTCGATACGGTGCGCCCGGTCATCCAGTTCGACGCCAACCAGCAAGCATTCTCTTGGAAGAGATTCGCGCAATTGCGCCAGCGTTGTAAAGTGCCACAGCGGCACCATGCGCCATGACTTCATTGTGTCGCTGGATTGTTTGCGGTAGCGTGCCCCGACAGTGAAGAGAAAGGACGCCCCGAGCAAGTGCGCCGATCGCCACAACGTCCCAAGATTGGCCGCCGTCTTGCCGTGACTGATACCGATGCCACAATAGCCGCGCATCACTTCTCCTCCATTTTGGTCAGGTGCCACCACTTGCAGTTTGGGCACAGGTAGGCCCGCAGCCGCACGTTTCGCTTCTCCCAGCACTTTCGCGCCGTCGTCTCCGCCGTCGTCTTCGACATGTACGGCGACTTTCGCAGGCACCGGCCTTCGTTGGTCTGTTTTCCTAGGTTGAGTATCGACATGCAGCTAGTGACGCCGCCAACCGTGGAAAGTTCCCAAGAAAAGATGGCACAAACGTTGCCTTCCGCCGCGAAGCCGCCTACGTTGGCAGGCGAGGCATGTCGGAACCGGAGCTGTACAAGTCCGTTCAGGTCGTCGAAGCCGGGCTCCCCGGCACTGACGGCGTCGCGCGGCGTTCGTACAGCCTCGGCCAAGACGGCGTCACGGCTATCCTCGCGCTGCCGGACCTGCGGGTCCGCATCGTACGCAAGGACCGCGACGATTTCGACTTCTGGCCTCAAAATGTTGTGCTGGGGGCGCCGCTGCGCATGTCGTGCCCCACTCAGTCACCGGCCCCAGAGGCCGATTCTCCGTGTCCTAGCGCAGCGGCGCCTCCAGTGCAGCCCAATTCCGGGGTAGCTCAACCGGCAGAGCACGACACTGTTACTGTTGGGGATGTGGGTTCAAATCCTACCCCCGGAGCCACATCCGAGGCGGGGTTGAGTAGTGACGTAGCAGACGACGCCGGGGAAGCTCAATTGGACGAGCCTGCGCTTTGTACGCGAGAGGTTGCGGGTTCGAGTCCCGCTCCCGGCTCCAATTTCAAGCACGCACGACGAAAGGGACGAGCACGATGAACGTTGACATGATCGAAGCAGCCGCACGCTCAGCGCATGAAGTCAACCGCGCCTATTGCCTCGCCCTTGGGGACACGAGCCAGCCTTCGTGGGAGGAAGCTCCGGACTGGCAGAAGTCCAGCGCACTGAAGGGTGTTGCTGGCGCTCTACACGGCAACACGCCGGAGCAGTCGCACGAGGGCTGGCTTGCCGAGAAGGCTGCAACCGGTTGGAAGTACGGGCCGGTGAAGGACCCGGAGAAGAAGGAGCACCCGTGCTACGTGCCCTACGCTGAACTACCGCCGGCGCAGCGACACAAGGACGTGCTCTTCGTGACGACGGTACGCGCCGTCTCGGAGGCGCTTCAGGCAGCCCAAGACGACCGATAATAGCCGTTGCGAAGCTAATTCAGCCCGACGATGAAAGGGACGAGCACGATGATGGGATCAGAGATGATTGGTGGATGCAGGTTGGAACCGACGGGCGCTGACGCTTCGCGCGACAAGGCGCTTCGGGCAATGGGACTGAGCAACGTCGCTCCGAGCGAGTGGCTTTCATTCGCGCGCGAACATGCCGCCGAGGTTGAGTTTCGACCCATTCCGCTCCGCGACTACGTCCTCGTGGAGCAGGAGAAGCAGAAGACGACGGCGAGCGGTCTTGTGATCCCGGAGAACAGCGTCGAGCACACCTACGCGGTTGTGGTCGCGGTGGGTCCCGGCAAGTACGACGAAGGCGTCTTCATCCCAACTCAACTTCGCCCCGGCGACCGCCTCCTCTTCGATGCGCAGATGCTCGGCGACGTGCAGGTGCTTCGGTGGCGCGGCAAGAGCTATGGCATGGTTCGCGAGAACTGCGTTGGCGGAATCCTGCCAGGCCCACTCCCCGAAGCTTCGCTGATCGTCTCCGCAGCGGCCCCAAGCGGACTCGTACTGTCGGGTAGCTGATGGTCACAAGCGAAACCGTCAATGTGCTCGACGATCTGTTGTCGAGGCTCCGCGCGCACGGCTTTTTAGCCCAGCGCATCGAGCTTCCAGGGGTGCTCATTCTGGACATTGCGTCCGCGCCCCCGGACACGTTGACTCCTGGCGAGCGGGACACCGCCGCGGCGATCCGCGGAGATCGTGGCATGCGGATTCTGGGGATCGCTGACCCGCGAGGCTGACCAAGATGTCCGAGTACATACGCAACGAAGACGGCAGCTACGTCCGCACCAGCGACGTCAAGAACTACCAGGACGACAACCGCGAGTGGTTCACCTGCGAGGACCCGACCGCGTCGCTCTGGTCCCTGGCCAAGTCGCTGCGATCAAAGCAGCAATGGCGACAGAACGCTGACGAGCTGGCGCTTCAGCTCTACAGCGACATGCGCTATGTCGGCTATCGGGCCTCGACGGCTGCGTACCAGCTGACGGACATCATCGACAGCCGCGTTGGCACCAACGTCATCCGCGCCATCGTCCGCACGCTCAACAGCAAGATCGCCCGCCGCCGAAGCCGTCCCTACGTCGTCACCAACGGCGGCAGTTTTCAGCAACGTGTGACGGCGGAGAATCTTGAAAAGTGGCTGCTCGGTAAGCTGCGCACGCTGCGCGCCGACGAGGACCTGTTCCCACTGTTCCGGCTCCACGCGATGGTGTTCGGGACCGGCTTCATTCGCGTCTACTCCGACCGCGTCAGCGGCGTACAGCTCGAAGTCATTCCGCCCAGCGAGATTCTGGTTGATGACTCCGAGGCGCGCTACGGCAATCCGCCCAACGTCTACTTCGAGCGCACCGTCAGCAAAGCTCGCTACCGGGCCATGTTTCCGGACAAGGAAGAACTGTTTGACCGCGTCAACCAGGAGGCGCACGACGGCTGGCGCACTGGCACAGGCGCGTGGGACCGCGCCGCCAACAACGACGTCATGCAGGTTCTTGAGGCGATTCACCTCCCGTCTCGCCCCGGCGCGAAGGATGGTCGGCACGTCATCGCTATCTCCTCCGGCGTCCTCGTGGACGAGCCGTGGGAACGCCCCCACTTCAACGGCGCGTGGATGCGCGGTGAGCTACGGCCACAGGGCTTCTGGGGCATCGGCGTTCCCGAAGATCTCGCCGCCACCCAGATCGAGCTGACGCAAACCGCGCTGGCTCGGCAGGAAATCATCGAACTGCTGGCGAATCCGTACTGGCTCGTGGAACGCGGCATGAAGGTGCAGCCGGCGGCGTTCAGCACGCTCACCGGGCGCGTCATGGAGTTCACGCCCACGGGCGACGGCCGCAAGCCAGAGCTGGTCGCAGCGCCGGTTGTGCCGCCGGACCTGTGGCAGCACGAGACTGCGCTGAAGCAGACGGCGTTTGAAACGCGCGGCGTCAGCCAGCTGTCCGCCCAGATGCTGAAACCGCAAGGGCTCAATAGCGGCAAAGCACTCCGCGCCTACACCGAGATGGAATCTGAGCTGCTCAGCGACCTGATGAACGATTACGAATCGGCGTTGTTGAGGGTGTGCGAGCTGCTCATCGAGGAGCAAATCGATCTCGCGCGGCGCTACCCCGGCGACGAGCACGCGGCCACCCACCTCGCGGACGGCGTCATCGAGGTCATCCACTGGAAGGACGTCAAGCTCGAAGCCGACTTGAAGGGCTACATCATCGAAGTTTTGCCCGCGTCAGCTCTAGCAAGTACGCTGTCGGCGCGCATCGAAGACGTCTACGACATGCGTGATTTGGGGCTGCTCAAGGACCCTGAGGAGCTGTGGGACTACCTCAACATGCCCGACCGGCGCCGACTGCAACGCAAGAAGCTCTCGCCGCGTAAGCTGTTGGAGCGAATCATCGAGCACCGAATCATCAAGCTCGGCGAGGATGTGCAGCCGGAGCCGACCTGGCCGCTCGAACTAGCCGTCGACTTGACGCTGGGCGCCATCACCGAACTGGAGCTGTACGAAGACGCTCCCGAAGATCGACTCGAACTGCTCCGACTGTTTCTGGAGCGTTGTCGACAGATTCTCAACCCACCCCCATCGCCGGAAGAACAAGCTGCTGCTAATGCAGCGCTGTTGGCTGGCGTGCAAATGCCCGAAGAAGGAATGATACCAGATGGCACTGATCTTGGAACCAGCGTTGGACCGGACCCCGCAGCCGCCACCTCCCCTGCCGGACTACCAGAGCCCGCCCCCGGGCTCGGAGGTGACCTCGGCGCAGCCGAACTCGCCGCCGCCGGCGCAGGCGTCTGAGGCCGCCCCCACGCCAGAGCCCAAGGCCGCGAAGGCTCCGAAGGCCGCGGCGAAGGCTCCGAAGGCTGAAGGTGAGTCTGAAGCCGAGGCCGCGGCGCCGGACCCAGAAGCGGAAGCCGAAGGACGCCGACTCGCCGACGCGCGAACCGCCTACGCGCTTCGACAGCAAGAGAAGCAGCTCGCGCAGCAACGCGCCGAACTGGACTTGCAAGCGCGCCAGATGGCGGCCGAGAAGGCGGCGCGTGCGAAGCAGCTTGCGGACGAAGAGGCGCTGGATGAGATTGCTCTCGTAGAAGCAATCGCGAAGCGAACTGGCAAAGGCGTGGACGAGGTCGTGCGTGGCCTGATTGCGCGCGTCCAGAACGGAGGAAAAGCGACCGTCGAGCAACAGCTCGAAGTCGTCGCGAAGGATGCCAAAGAGGCCCGCGAGTACGCTGCACAGTTGGAAGCGCGGTTGCGGGCTGATGCCGAGGCGGCTGCGGAGGCTTACGACGTTCAGCGGAAAGAGGCCTACCTCAACGAGCTGCGCGACAGCTACGCCTCAGCCCTCGACGAGAACCATCACCCGATTCTGTCGACGATGGACCCGGCAGAGGTCGCCGAGCGCGGGCTAGTAGCCGCCAACGCATACGTGCTCCAGGGCTATCCCATGCCGACCGCAGAGGCCGTGTTGGAGTACTTGGAGAAAGTCGAGCACACGGAGTTCGTGGCGCGGGCTACCAAAGCAGGCTACTCGAAGGCTGCCATCGCCGAGGCCGCAGCTGCCGCCACTGAAGCAGCGCAACCGGCTGCAACGGGCGTGGACGCGAGTGACTGGTCGCCGCCAGCGCGCGGCGGGCTTGTGTACGGCGCGGCGGCAGACGCCGGCTACCAACCTTCACTGGGCAACGGTGTACAGCGAAACGCTATGGGCCAGTATGTAGCGCCGCGCGCGGTGACGAACAACGACGCAGCAGCGCGCGGCACGGCGCCCATCGACTGGCGCAACATGGACGAACGAGATCGCGTAGCGGCGGCTGGGCGTGAAGTGTTTGGCAAGCGGGCGTGAGGTAGGGGGCTGTGGCAACGCGCAACAGCGGCGGCGGCTGGACGAAGAACGCGGGCGGCACAGGCGCCGCTACGCCCACGATCCCTGTCGGCGGCATGTACCGTTCGACTGTTGACGTCACGCCGGCAACACAACTGGGCTACGGTGTGTGGACCAAGCGTACGCTAGGCACCATGCAAACAGTAGTTTCGCCTGAAGAGGTAGCGTACGTTTGGGAGCGCACTGCCTAGCGCCGCAGCCACTCGCCGCCACAGTCGGGGCACCGCCACGCAACCGTCCTGTCGGCCCCGCTGTCGTAAACCCCAATCTCCCGTTTGAACGGCGCCCCGTGTTCGTAATCGCGCAGGTCGGCGGAGCACAGTGGACAGCTCAACGGGCCACGGAACTCGAACCAGGCGGCTCCGTAGCAGTCCACCATGTAGATGGGCCGGGCGTGCCGCGGGAACAGCCCCACCTGCGTGGCTTGGACACATAGTGTGACTAGGCGGCGACGCGCTTCGGGGCTTGGGTCGTAGCGAAGCGCCTCCAGCTCGTCGAGGAGTGGGTCGCCATGCAAACAGCGTGCCGCGCTCACAGCGACACGCAGTCTGTTCGGAGTTCACAGTCATCCGCCGGCGCCTCGAAGTCGGCAGGTAGCTCGTAGTCAACGACGACGGCCGGCCCCGGAGCCACCGGCAGTTCCGCGGGCAGCCACAGCTCCAGCACGGCGCAGTAGCAAACGGCGGCGATGAGCCCGATCAGCAGATTTTTGATGGTCATGTAGCGGTAGACAGTCCAGTCGCCGAAAGGTTCCAAACTATCTTGCCAGTAGGTGCGTACTTACCTACACTGCACCGTGAACCGTCTTACGCACCTCTCGAATGGCGCGGAGTCGGATGGCCCCTGGGAGCCTTCAATCCTAAGGCTGGGACTGCCCCGGCTTGACATCCTCGAAACCACCCAAGCGGGGTGAGGCGTGACGAAGGCGCTGAATGAGCTTCGTAAAGTCAAGCTGTTTTAGGAGCATCCAATGTCTGCAATTACCCTCTCGAACTCCGTCGAACTGACCAAGCGTCTGTATCCGGACGGTATCGATGAGATCATGTACAAGAAGTCCCCCGCGTGGGGCATGGTCCGCAAGTGGAAGAACTTCACCAACGAGGCCAAGTTCCTCGTCTGGAAGTTCTCGACCGGTGGTGGTGCGTCGCACGACTTCAACACTGCGCAGGGCCGTAAGGGTGCGCCGTCGCTGAAGCGGCCGCTGATCACCCGCGTCAAGGAGTACGCTCTCGCGTCGATGGACGGCGAGATGCTCGACGCAACCTCGGGTAATCCTGAGGCACTCGCAGAGGCCTTCAAGGTCGCGATGGACGACGCGCTGTACAACGTGCAGCGATCCCTGTCCTTCTCGATGTTCCGTAACGGCGGCGGCGCTCGCGCGCAGCTGTCCTCGACCACGGCCGTCAACACCACGACCCTGACGCTCTCCAGCACCAGCTCGATGCAGGGCCTGGAGAAGGGGATGTGGGTCCAGAGCGGCCCCACTGACGGTACCAGCGGCACGCCGAACGTCGGCGCTGCGATGATCACCGCCATCGACCGCGAGGCTCGCACGATCACCACGTCGGCGGCCTGGAACACTCTGATCGCGGGTATCGCGACCAGCGACTACCTGTTCCGTGACGGCGACTTTGGAAGCTCCATCAAGGGCTTCCAGGCCTGGGTTCCGGACGCGGCTCCGAGCCCTGGCGAGAACTTCTTCGGCATCGACCGTTCGAGTGACACTCGCCTCTTCGGCCTCCGCTACGCTCCGGCGAGCGGGTCCATCGAAGAGGTGTTGGTGAACGCTTCGGCGCGCGCCCAGGACCACGGGTCGGCTCCCGACCTCGCGATTCTGAACCCGCTGAACATGGCGAACTTCGTCAACCAGGTTGGTTCCAAGCGGACCATCCCGATCGACGCGCGCAGTGCGGACAAGCCCACGGTGGGCTACCGCGGCGTGATGATCAACGGCGCCGCTGGCCCCATCGCAGTCCTCAGCGACCCGATGTGTCAGCTCGGCAAGGCATGGCTGCTCACCCAGAGCACCTGGGAGGTCTGGAGCCTCGGTGAGGTTCCGCGCGTCCTGAACCGGGACGGCCAAGAGACTCTTCGCGAGGCGACTGCCGACGCGGACGAGCTGCGCCTGGGCGGGTACTTGCAGATGGTCTGCACGAACCCCAACGCCAACGTCAACGTCACCCTGCCCGCGGCCTGAGCCTAGGAGCTAGCCACCAATGACTGCATACTCCACTCTCAAGGCGAAGCTCGCCGGGTTCTTCCACGACCTTCCCGATCCCGCCACGACCGATACCCCGGTGGCAGCCCTCTCGGGCTCTCACCTGGGTCCGCAGGTGGCGGAGCGGGCCTTGCTCCGCAGGGTCTACAACATCGACGTGTCGGCTGATGCCGACGCCACCACGGCGCGAGCGTCTTTGGCCGCGGTGGGTGTTCCGGCTTCGGAGTACCCGAACGGCGCGCAGGTGATCTCCATCAAGCTGCGCAGCGCCGCAATCACCACGCACGCAACCGCTCACTTCACCGATTCGTTTCTGTCGGTTGGCTCGGATGGCGTGACCGACTCCACGGCCGCAACGATCACGTCTGACTCTGACGTGGCTGTCGCGGCTGGTGGTCTGATCACTGGCGCGCCTGCGGCGACTACGGCTAATAAGCCGTACTCGGCGTTGGTTTCGGCGACCGTCGCCAACACGCGCGTCGTGCCGGATGGCGCCTTGGTGCTATCGCGAGCTAAGGCCGGAACAGGTGTGACGCTTGCGCCGACCAGCTACGAGGTCGTGCTCGAAGCGCTCTGATCGAAGACCACCGTCTTTACCCCGTCGTCTAGCTCGCGAGGCTGGCCGGCGGGGTGGGGGCAAAAACCCGTTCACTCAAAGAGGAAAAGAGGAGCCCCAATGGCAGCTCGTAATACTGACTTCATGCAGACGCTTGGCCGAAACAAGGTCACCGTCTGCGGCTCGTTCGTCCCCAACGGGGCGGGCGCTATCGACAATTCGCTCAACACCGGCAAAGGCTTCACCGTAGCCTACACGAACACCGGCATCTACACCGTGACCTTCTCGGACAAGTACGGCGTGCGCATGTCTGCCCACGCTTCGCTGACGCAGGCTGCGGTGACGCAGCACGCGCAGGTGGCATCGTGCGACCCGCAAGCTGGTACGATGGTCATTCACGCCTCCGACCACGGCGCGTGGGTGCTCAAGGACGTGACCGCGGCAGCCGGAACCCGCATCGACTTCACCGCTCACTTCGACGACGCGCTCGAAAACTGAGGGGCCATCAGATGAAGATGGCTGACGTTCTGGGCGGCAAGCTCAAGGGCGCGAAGTTCGCCGCCTCCTCGATGCACCGAGACACGGTCAAACGGCTACTCAGGCTGAGCGACGCGGAAGTCTCGGAGCTGACGATGGCGCTACACGCGCTTGCTGATGAGCCGCCTGCTGAGCCCGACAAGCTGCCTACCAAGATGGGCGAAAAGCGCCCATCGCTGCTTGAGATTCTCGGCAAGAGCCCTATGCCGGAAAAGGAGTGACCGATGTCTTACTCGCGGGCGCAGGTCGCAACCCTGATTCGCCAGCGGTGTGATATCGAGAACACCACGGCGCAGACCAACAGCGAGATCTCGAACCATATTCAAGATGCCGCGAACTACGTTCACGACTTCTTGATTGGCACGTACAAGGACAAGTACGCAGTCGGCACGGACTTCTTCGTGACCGTGCCGGGGCAGGCGTTGTACACGCCGTCCAACGTGATCGGCGACCTGTACATCCCGCTATCCGTCCGCCTCCAGTTCGACGGCGAGAGCTTCCCGCTCGACACGTTCAGCGACCTGGACCGGGTGACGCGCACCGCCGGGACGTCTTGGGGCGCTGGCTACATGCCGCAGTACCGTTTCCAGCGCTCGATCGACAATGACTACGACATCATCTTCGATCCGCCGCCGGACGCTGTGCACACAGTCACGCTGCGATACCACACGACGGCGCCTGAGTACACGCTCGATAACGACCCGGTGAACATTCCGCACACCGACCTGTTGATCGCTGAGGCGTGCATTCGCGTCAAGACGAAAGAGGAGCGAGACGCCTCGCTGTTCATCAACGAGCGGGCGGCGATCCAGAAGCGCATCGAGGACTGGGTCGGCAACGTCGACAATGGCAACACGATGCAAACCATCGTTGTGCCGCGTCGTAGGCAGAGCGGTTCGCGGCGCGGGAGGCTGTTCTGATGGCCAGCGGCAAAGTGAAAGCCGCTGTCGCCGGACGCGCCTACGTACGCCCCTCGTCGTCAGCTCCGGCGGCGACAACGCGCTTCGGCGTAGTGCCGGCCGATCCGGACCTCGCACGAGTCCAAGAAGACTTGAGGGCGTCTGGTGGAAAGGGCGGCAACAAGCTCGGTCAGTCTCCGTTCGAGGCGGGGCAGATCATCGACGTCGACTTCGGTGAGGGGCTTGACCAGACCATTCCACACCAGCTTGGCGGCGAGATGAAGGGCTTCGTGGTGTGCGACAAGGTGTCTGACATCGCCGTCGACATTGTGCGCTGCGACGACACCACGACGGTAGCCACGAACCCGGCGCGGGCAGAGTCGCACATTCGGCTTCTGGCTTCGTCGGCCTGCAAGGCGAAGATCTGGGTGTGGCGATGACCGGCAGCGATCTCCAATGGGGCGAGGAAAACGTCCCGGTACTGGCTCTCAACGAGTCGGTGGATCCGCGCGTACTACCGCCTGGAATGCTGTCGGAGGCCCGCAATGTCGACTACACAGCGCACGCCGGCAGTGTGCGCAAGCGCCCCGGTACACAGCTCGCGATGGATTCGATGGTCACGGCCAACGCGAATAAGCTGGTAGTGCATCAGCCCAAGAAACAGTTGTTGGTGGCTGATCTGGGGGGCGCTAGTGGCGCGGCTCCGGCGTTGTACGGCGCGCTGGACGCACCAGACGACGGCAACTCAGCGCACGTTGAGCGTCACGTCGGAAATGCGCCGAACGTGGTGGTACGGCGCCAACCGGTGATGGCGGATCTGCAAAGCAACATCGTTGCCGATAGTGCGTACGTCAGCACGGTGAACGACTTTGGCTACATGGTCTATGGGACCGTGCACGTGCAGACCGGCAATTGGATTGTGAAGGTCGTTCAGGTCCCGAAAAACGGTGAGGCGCACGAGCCGGGCAACACCGTGCTCGAAACGAACATCCCCTACAGCCGCATAGACGGTACAGCGGTGTGGGTACGCTGTGCACCAGCACAAGATAACTACGTACTTGTTACTGCCATGTTTGATGTTGGTACGGCTGTTAACGTGCGTGCCGTGGTCGTGGACTGTAGCGCAACGACGGTGCCGACGATTGGTGCTGTCACCACGATTGTTAACGGCGCAGTTGGCTTCACCGGCCCCTACACGGCCGTGGGGAATGATGCTGCCGAAAGCACATACGACACCGATCTCGGCGGCGGGACTCCGAACTGGCTCGTGAGCTGGTTGGATGGATCTCTCGTAACGGTGCGTCGACTGTACTCGACCGCGCTGACAACGTCTTGGACGCAAACAATTGCCGACAACGCCGGTGCGCGCGCTATCTCGTGTTACGAGTACGGTGGCGTAACCTGGATTAACTGGTGGTCTCCAAATATCGCAGCAGAGGCGCCGGGTTGGAGCTACGCCGCGTTGGCGACCGCGACAGGTGCTGTGACGCTTGGGAAAACAACGTGGTGCGGGGCCGCTGACGTCGGTGTTGCTGACATCTCTGCGGAAGGTTGGGTATCCGGTATCTGTTTTCACGAGGTTGCGAATCAGGCAATTCTGTTCCATTCGCAAAACTTCGCGCCCACTGTCGGGCCTTCCGGCGTTCCGGGGTTCGATGAACGTTCACTCGTTCGGTGGCGTGTTGTCGATACTGTGGCTGGGCTATCGGCGCTCTATCAAAAGCGGGGCCCGTGGTTGCTGTCAAAGCCGTGGAAGGACCGTAGCAATGGCTTCTACCTGGCGTGGTGCGGTTACGACAACTTTAGTTACCAAGATCCGGTGGTGTCGACAGTTGGCTCTAGCCCGTCTCTTATCACGTTTGACATGACAGCGGTGCTAATGCGCTTTGCCGAGCCGCCTTCTGTGCCGACTTTTGTCGTGCCTGCGGCAGCCCCGGCTGCGCAGGTGATCGCAACTACGGCTGGGTACACGCTTGCCGAGCCGCTCAGTGCTTCGTACACTAATTACGTTTACGTACCGCTGCGGCAAGCGCAAGTGCCGCGTAGCGTGTCGCACGGAACCGCGACTAACTCAGCGGTAGCGGTCGAAAAACTTGGTCGTCGGTGCTGTATCAACATTCGCTACATCCCAACTGAGCTGCAAAGCGGGCCGTGGGACGTGTGCGTTCGCGATACCGAGAGCGCTGACTTTCGCGCAGGCTACGGCCGTTATCAAACCGCGCTGTTTGGGCAGTCCACCTACGGCGCCGGCGGTGTTCTGACGCAGTGGGACGGTGACCGCCACCACGAAGACAACTACATTTCACAGCCGTCAATTCGTATTAGCTGTGTTACGTCCGGCGCCGTGGGCTGGCCCGTGGAGTGGGCTGAGAAGCTCATCCATTTTCAGGTAGTGTGGGAAAGCGTTAGCGCCGGCGGTGAGCGGACCAAGTCTGCAACATCTGCACTTGCGTCGATTACGTTGGGCGGCGACGCTGCGTTAGGCGCCGCGCCGACTGACACGCTGACGCTGTACATCGAGCCAAACACGGTAACGACGCGATCGTACGGTTCCGGCCAAACGATCCAGACACCACGAACAATCGCGGTGCTGTACGCTTCTGCGACGCCTGGTGGCGATGACTTGCACCGCATCGGTGAGTTTTCAAACGATGGCTCGCCGGCGTTGTGGAACGCCTACGTGTGTGAACCAGATGCGCTGTCGCCTATTACAGTTACTGTGACTGGTCCATTTGGCAACAGTGAACTAGAGCTGATCTACAATGATTCTGGCGAACTGGATAACGATCCTCCGTACGGTGGCTGTTCCACTGTCGCAGTTCACAAGGATCGTCTGTGGGTCGGTGGCGGCGATGAGGCTGACGTGCTGTGGTACTCGAAGGAACGCGCAGATGGGCGCTCTGCTGAGTTTGCGTTTGGTCAGCAAGTTCGTGTTGCAGGACAGGAAGTTGTGGCGTTGGCGTCACTCGACGACGCGCTGGTTGTGCTGTGCAAGAACGGTGTGTACGCTATTTACGGCGATGGCCCTAACGCAACTGGCGACGCGGCCAGCGGGTTTTTCCAGGTAGTACCAATTTCAACCAGTGTTGGCTGCCTGTCGCCAGCTGTGGCCGTCATTCCCAAAGGCGTCATTTTCCAGGCGCCGTCTGGCATGATGTTGTTAAATCGCGGGCGCGCATTGGAGCCAATGCCGCACGTAAACACGAGCGCGACAGCGCGTCCGGTCAAGTCGACCGCGATCGTACAGCAATTGTCCCAAGCGCGGTTCGTGATGGCGAACACGGCGTCGTTGAGCGGGTCGGGAACGTACAACGCTGACGTGCTGGTGTACGATTGGGAGGCTGACCGTTGGGCTACGTGGCGTTATTCACTAAACGACCACTCGCTTGAACTCCCGGCGGGCTTAATCGCAGACATCGCTGTTGTCGATGACCGCATCTATATCCTGACTGACGACGGCAGGATACTGCGCGAAGACTTGACGTTGGGCGCTGACTGCAACGGCACGGCCTACGTCACAGCGTACGCCTATCGACAACACCTTAAGTTCGGCTGGATCGACTTCGGGCGTCCCCAAGGCTATAAGCGTATTCGGCACTGGCTGGGGCTGTTTAACCCGAACCCGTGGGCATCGTACACAGTTGCTCCGGCGCTGTTTCCGTTTGGGGTTAAAGCGTCCTTTGATTTCAACCACGCCGACAGCGGCACGACGTTGCAGCGTTTTTGGACGAACTATGAATTGGGTAGTATCGAGCCTTGGGATGGCATCACTAAAACACGTTGCCACCTGAGCAAGAAGCAGCCGGCCATTCGATTGACACTTGACGAGGACGAGCCGGTTCGGCGGTTGGTGGCGACGGACACGGCGGCCTCGGTAGTTGTGGGCACGAGCACGGTGCTGCGCGTCAAGTTCGCGTCCGCTGGCTCGTACATTCCGCTGACCGTAACGGGCGGCACGCGGACGAAAGCTCAGATCGCCGGGGATCTGAACACAGCGATTGCGGCGATTGGTAACGAAAACTATCTGCGTGCCTCAGTGGGCGGCAGCAATCAGATCATTTTGCAGGTAATTGGCAAGCTCAGTGACACGGATTTAGGGTCTTTTTTGGCCGTAGACAGTGTAGCCAACGGGTCTACATTGAACAGCGTAATCGGCTTTGCGGTAGGCGGCGTGGTCGGCGCGCTGACAGTCGCGGCGGCATCTCAAACGGGATTTGTTTTACAGGGTCAAACGTACGAAGTAGGCCAAGCGGCTGGGACGCGGCGAACGCCCGCAGCGCAGAGTAAATAATCATGCCCGTAGGCGACAACCCACTCCAACAGTACGAAACTAAAATCACGGACGCGACCCCCGGCCCGTCGTCTGGTGAGATCAAGAGCTACGGCAAAAAGGTCGGCAACATGCTGCTGGGCCAAGCGGCAAAGCAGCAGTTTGATCGCAACTTTGACTTTCCCGATCAGCTGCGCCAGTTGGAGATCCGCGACCAACAGAGTGCGTACGCTGCACTGTTGCGACAGCAAGCACAGGGGAAGGGTCCGTCACTGTTCGCGCCAGCGCTCGCCGCCGCACAACGCGCCGGCACGGCCGTAGCCGCGAGCGGTCGTGGCGCGAACATGGCTTTGGCTGGGCGTACTGGTGCGCAGACAGCCGCACGGCTAGGGATGGGCGCCGCGGAGCTGCGCGCCAAAGAGCAACTGGCGGCTCAGCAACAGTATGCAGCGCTGTTGCAGGCACAACGTCAAGCAGACTTGCAGTCTCGTCAAATGGGCGTCCAGATGGGCACGGCGCAGCTGGGTTCCAGCACGCAGACGGCGCAGGGAAATGCGGAGCGCGGTCAGCAGGGCGTCGGATCTATCGTGAAAATGTTCACGGGTTCAGATCCAGCAGTGAAAACCGACGCGGCTCCCGTTGGTAGCTATCAGCAACCGTACGGTCAGCAGCCGTATCAGGCGCAATCGCAGCCTGGACTGTTTCAGGGCGGCACTTTCCGTGGTGCGATGTCTAATCTGGGTGATGGTCTTGTTGGCAGCGGTGTCACCATGAAGCAGAACATCGAGCCGATTGGCGGCGTGAACCCGCGCTTCGCAGACCCGATGGCCGGCGGCACAGTCGGTCTTGGTGCGTCACAACCGCGCGATGTAGGTCCGCAGCAACGTCCCGCCACAGCCGCCGAGGCGGACGCGCAGCGCAGGCTCAACGCTTGGTTTGCGGAGCAGCAAGCTGCGCTAGCTGCACAAAAGCACAGTCAGTTCGTTGACCCAACGCAGATCGACTTGGAACTGGCCCAAGGGCGTTCTGGCGCCTCAGCTGGACAGTACCCCGGATTGCAGCCGCCGCCGCAGCAGCAAGCGCAGCGACAGGGTGGCGTCATGGGCTTCATCGGTGGAATGTTCGGGGGCGGTAAGCCGGGCAGCGATCCGGACATGAAGTCCGGCGGACAACCGGTAGGCCAACTTTCAGCTACAGCTGCGCAAGTACAACCGTACGAGTTCAGATATAAGCCTGAGTTTGCTGCGCAAGAGGGTGTAACAACGGACAAGCGCGTTGGTGCGATGGCTAGCAGTGCGCCGGGCTCGTTGGCGGACAACCCCATCTATGCACCAACGGTACAGAAAGATCCAAACGGACTGGATCGCGTCAATGGGGGCCAAGCGGTAATGGCGAATATCGCCGTCACCGCGGACGTTGCGCGTAAGCAGCAACAGGACAGTGCGCGGCTGGACGCGCTAGAGTCGATGGCGCTTCGGGGCGCGTCTGGTACGGGCGCGCGCGGGAAGCGTGTTGTGGCTGCTGACGTGATGGGCGGACCGGCGCAGCAAGCAGCCCCGCAGCCAGATCAAAGCCCACCGCCCGGTGCGCAGCCGACTGGGCAGCGCTACAAAGCCCTCACTGACCTGGGCATGACCCAACCAGCCAGTTACGGCGCCGACTTGGGACAGGAAGCGCCTGGTGGCCTGCGGCGCGGGCTGGTCCCTGACAGCGCACGCGCACCTAGCGTTACTGGCCGCGCAGCTCCGGTGCTCCGCGACAACTATGGCGCTGAGGTCACCGGCAGGCGCGACCAAACGGTGCCGGATACGCGACGACAAGGTGAGCTGCAAGCTATGGCAGAAGCCGGCAAGGCGCCGAAGCAGTTCTTCAAGCCGGAGAAGGCGCTGTCGCCCGAGTCCCAAGCGCAGGTCGACCTGGAGCTGGACTCGATTCTTGAGCAGCAGATCGCTGGCGCCGTTCACAACATCAGCCAGGGCGCTGATCCCAAGAAGAACTATGCGGCACTGCGCGAAGCGCTCGAAACGCGCATGAATGTCAAGCAGCGCCGACAGGATCGGCTCGAACAACTGCATGGATTTGTGCCGGACGCGCGACCGTACATGCGCCCAACTGATGAGACAGTGGCGGGCGAGCTTAGCCGCCGGGGTGTGAAGACCGCACCTAAAAAGGTAAAGCGCCGTCGCGCTGAGGTAGATCTGTAATGGCTCTCACCCGCAATCCTGATGGCAGCGTACTGGTGTCGGATGACACTGGGCGCGTGCCTTCGTTCGTGGTGCCGGCGGAGTCGGCAGCTTCGCTAATCCCGGCCGCGCCTGCACCAATGCAGTTGACGATGCCGGGGACGTCCGCGCCGCCCGTAGCGGCCCCGCAGCTCGCTCCGCCGGAGACGCCTGCGCCACAGCTCGCACCCCCACCGGAAGCGCTGCCTGACGGCTTGTCGCTCAATCAATACGTGCCCGGGCCGGGGCCGCAACCGCTCTCGGCAGGCGCAGTCGCTGGGCAGGGTGCTGGCGGCACATCTGGCGTTGGCGCAAGCTCGCCAGGCCCCGGCACCGCTGCACCGAAACTGAACTACACGCCTGGGCCGGGCGACGCCAACTTCACACCGCCGCCAGCGCCAGCCAGGATCGACCCGGCGGAGCTAGCGCTATCTCCGAGTGATGTTCCGGGGCCTACCGTCGCGGCAGCAAGCGCACCCGCAGCGGCCGCTTCGCCCACGGCTACGCCATATAACGGCGACATGGCGAGTGCTGTTCTAGCCGCCGAGTTAGCAAACAAGTCGGGTGGTTACTCGCCAGGTAGCCCAGCGCGCGACATCAAGAAGTCGTTTCAAGTCCAGAAGGGTGTCAAGACGAGTCCTGAGACGATGGGCTTGATCGAATCGGCATTCGCGAATCGCGCAAACATCGAAAACGAAGGCGCGCGAGCGGTGCCCGGCGAGTTGGAGCAGGTCGCGCTGGCACACGCACGCGCTGCCGACGAAGCTACTCTGGAAGTTGCGTCGATTCGGAACCGCCAACGGGCGCAGGAGGCGGAACTTCAGGGACGCATGAAGTTCCTTGACAGTCACATCGCGCGCGTCAACAACATGGCGGATCGTGACATCATGGGCGAGTACCTCAACAATCAAAACCTTGGTACGCGGATCATCGTTGGACTCAGCGCCATGGCCAGCGCATTGACGCATTCGCCGGACACTGTTGCCGAGCGAATCAAGATGGAGTTGACCGGAGCACTGCAACAGCAGAAAATGCGAGTAGAGGCCGGCCACCAGACAGCCGCAGACATGCTCAGCGCGTACGGGCAAATGCGCTCGACGTACTTGTCGCCCGAGGCGGCCGAACACTCTGCTATGGCACTGATGACGCAGGCCACACAGGCAACCGTTCTCCAGGCGGCCGCGCGCGTCACCTCCGAGGAAACGCGGATCAAGTACCTCGACGTTGCTGGCCAGCTCGGTATCGAGTACGCGCTGTTGCGACAGAGCGCTGAGCAGGCCGAAGCCGACCGTATCGCAGAATCGTGGCAGCACAAGGAAGCAGTCAAGGGCGGCTACTCGGCGCCGGGCAAGCGCAGCATGTTGGACCGGCTCAAGCTGGGCCAGAAGTATGGCCTCACGACGGATCAGATCATGGCGCTTCAACGCGGTGAGGAGATGCCGGACAAGAAACCGGCAACTGGCAAAACGCGCGGCGAGACTGATCTACAGAAGTTCGTTGGACAGCTGCAAGTACAGCTGCCAGATGGGACCATCATGTACGCGGCGTCGGAGACGCGCGCCAAAGAGGCTGAGAATTCGATCAAGACGGGCACGCTTCACCTTAGGAACCTGGAAAAGATTCGCACGCTCGCTGAAAAAGGAATGGCGGCGGGCTTACCAACCGGCGACAAAGCTAAGCTGGAGACGCTCATCGCAGAGAACCGTTATTACTTGAAGGGCTCGCTCATCAAGGAAGCGTTGACTGCGGGCGAAATTGAGAACTACAAGCCGATGACGGCCGAAGAGTTTCTGAACGTGTGGCGATTCAAGGAGAACGCCACAGCTCAGCTCGATCAGATCAAAGAAGGGGCGATGGAGCGCGTCGAGGCGGAGAAGAAAACGCTGTACCGCGCGCCGCTTCAGCCTAGCTCGGGCTACGCAAACGAACAAAAGGCCCCTGAGGGCGCCGTAAGGAAGTACTGATGCCGCCGCCTAAGGGTCAGGCGTACTACAAGGACGGGACGCCCATCCCGGAGGCGGATCTGTCGAAAGCCATCGCAGAGGGCAGCGCGCGCTGGCGTAAGGGCGAGACGATTCCGTTCGCGGCCCCGGATGGGTCTGGTTGGGATATCCCGGCCGAGCACGCATCGGCGCAGATCGCCAAGGGCTGGCGGCCAGTCACAGCGAACGAACAGGCGGTAGAGGTTGCTCGGCGGGAAGCACCATCCGTCTCGCAAGTACTAGGCGGCGCCGCGCTCGGCTTGGGTGACGCGTTGCCCGGTGGACGGCTCGTCACAGATCGTTTCGTGGACGAGCAGGAGCGCGCTGAGATTGAGGCGCGTACGCCGATTGCGAAGGCAGTTGGCGAGGGTGTTGGGTTTGGCGCCCCGTTGCTGGCTGGTGGCCCGCTGGGACGGCTTGCTGCTGGAATCGCGGGGCCGGCTGTCGCACTGTCTGCCGGCGCGTCCAGGCTGGGCGCAGCTGCGGCGTCGCGCGTACCGACAGCGCTGGCCGGCGTCACCGAGTTTGGCGTCGCCTCAGGAATTGAAGGCGCTACGTACGCGGCCGGTAATGAGCTGGCACGACAGGCGCGCGGCAATCAGGACTTTAACGCCGAGGCGTTCGCTAGTTCGCTGGGCGAGGGCGGCCTGTTCGGTGTTATCGCCGGTACCGGTGTCGTCGGCGCTCGTGGGCTCGTGCGTGGTGGTGCGAAGCGTGGAGCAGACACCTACCGTGGTCTGATGCGCGGGCTGAGCGGCGCCGACGCCGCTACCGCAACACTTGCTGGTAGAATTCCAGAGTCGCACGCCTGGGCTGGCAAGGCCATGGGCATCTCGCCCGGCCAGATCAAAAACATTGGCGTTGAGAAGTTCAATCGCGCGATGCGCGAGGTGCTCGACACCGGCATCATCAAGAAAGAGGGCGTGTGGGCGGCAGGCGCTGAAGACCTTGTTTCAAAAGCCGACAAGTTCAACAAGGCGCTCAAAGAGCTGGGTGACGTTCACATTCCAGGTGTCTACAAGGAAGCAGACGCGCTTCTCGGCAAGATGCCTAACATGCACGCGACTGCCAATGCAGTAGACGCGCTTTCGTCAACTTCGCAGCTCATGCGCAAGGAAGCCGTCGTCAGGACGCTGACAGATCGCACCGCGATGCTGTACGACAAGGGCGGTGAGTACGCGAAGGTTGCGCGCAATCTGGAAAGCAGCTGGCTTGAGCCGCTACAGAAGGCGCGCACGATTGACGACTTGCACTCGCTCGACATGGATCTGCGCAAGAAGGCCGAGAGCCTTAAGCCGGATTCAATTGGCGGCAGTGAAACCGCGATGCTGCGCGGGGACCTAAAGAGCAAGATCCGCGAGCTAATCGGCGAGGTGAGTCCAGAGCTTGGGACGAAGCTGCGCAAGTTGGATGCGACGTACGAGGCGTTCGCCGCCGTACGCAAGCCGATCACCGACGCGGCAGCCAGCACGCAGGCGAAGACCGTCAGCGGACTGACGCCGTACGAAGCCACTCTAGGCGCAGGCGGGCTCGCGTTCGGTACGCCGGGCATTGGCGCGGTACTCGCTGGCGCGCACGCAGCGGTGCGGCACTTGAGGGGCAGCGAGCGATTCGCCGCCGGGATGGCGCGTGCCACCGATTCGGCCGCGAACGTCGCCACCAAGAAGCGCTTCACGATCTCCGGAGCCATCAAGTCGGCTGCCGAACGCTCCCCCGTCAAGATCACGCCCGGCACGCCGGGCCGGCTCGTGGCGCTGACGCGAGACTACCACGAGAAGACGGACGCGGCGAAGCAGGCCGTGACGAACCCGCAGCCGACATTGATGCGGTTGGCGAACAACCTGGCCCCGCTCGCGCGCGTCAACCCGGACCAAGCGCGCCGCATGGCCGAGCTGTACTCGAACGACCTGGCGTGGCTCGCATCGCGCGTACCGCCGAGCTTCGACGTCGGCGAAGATCTCGACTTCCTACTCCAGTCCGCCACCGCTCGATCGCAGGCGGTGCCGCCATCCGCTGCGGCCAAGTTCGTGCGTATCTCAAACGCGCTCGCCGACCCGCTGAAAGAAGTCGAAAAGGTCGGCTCGAAAAAGGAACTGCCGGCGCCGGAAACGGCCGAAATCCTGCGAGAACGGCGTCCTGAGACGCGGAATCAGGTCGAAAAAGAGTTCGACTTGCAGGCGCTGAAATTGGCCGAGAAAGGGCAGAAAATGCCCTACAAGACCAGGATTCAGGCGTCACTGCTGACGGGCAAGTCGTATGACCCGTCAATGCGTCCAGAAGCGATCAAGTTCGCTCAGGGGCACTGGGCGGCACGCCTGGCTCCGGATGCGCCTGTGAGCGGTTCTGGGGGCGGTGGCGGTACACGCCGGGGCCGTGTGACGCAGACAACCAGGGGCCGTGTGACGCGGTTCAATACGACGGCGCAACAAACGATGGAACCCAGCGACCTTTGACGGTGCTGTTGCGGCTAGGATGACCTATACTGGAGCAGTGAGATGAGCGAGATTTATCAGGACAAAGCGGCCCACATCACCGCGCCGAAGTCGGCTGACGGCGTCGCGGACAGCGACCTGTTGCTCGTCGACTCCAACTTGACGCACGAGCAGCTCGCTCTCCCGGACGGTTGGGCGGGGCGCTACGTGACCATGCAGGTGTACGGCACTGCCGCCAAGAGTGTCTGGTTCTTCGTCACCAAGACTACGGGTCTGGAGGTCGATCGAACCGTCGCCCCGGCCGCCACTGGCAGCCCAGGACCCACGTTGGGGAAGCGGCTCGCGGTCGGTGAGGCGATGAGCTTCCAGCTGCCCGAACGTCTCACCGGAGAAACCCTCTACCTTGTCCATGAAACTGACAACGACACTACGTCCTTTGAGCTTTACGTGTCATCTCACTGAGGACGGCGGCGCACGAATGATCAAGCTCAAGTTACGGCGCGGCGATAGCCATAACCTCACGTTTGAGATTTTGGAGGACGGTGTTGCGCTCAACCTGACGCCGTTTCTGATTCGACTCACAGCTAAGACGAGCCCAGACGACGCCGATTCGGCTGCGCTGTTTCGGTTGAGTAGCACCTGGGGTGGGATCGTAAAGCTGGCGACTGCTGGCCGATTTCTTGCCACGCTCCTTCCGGGAGATACAACCAACATGGCGATTGGTCAGAAGATGTACTTTGACGTACAGCTCACAAACGCTGGTGGCGAAGTCGTGACGCCGTTCTATGGACAAATCACTATCGTCGCTGATGTGACGAAGAACTCTGCCGACGTCGGTACGGACGTGTGAGGGAAAGATGCGACAACGCCGCCGCGTAACTGTAGTAGCCCCCACCGTCGCTGTGCCGTGGTCGATCGATTGGATCAGCGGGGAGACGGGCTTCTGGCAGGCCCAGGGTGAGACAGTCGGCGCGCTCGCGACGATCGCTGATCGCGGGACGTTGGGCGCCGATTGGGTACAGGCGACCGGCGGCAAGCAGCCGTCAGCCGTGGCCACGGGCGGTCCACTAGACGGCCCGCGCATTCGGTTTGCGGGCGGCGACGTGGTGGCAATCGCGGGCGATCCGCTGGGCGCCTTCACGGAGAGTCACGCCTTCGTCGTGCTCAAGGTCGACAACGATCCGGCACTCAACAGCGACCACGCTCAGCCGTGGACGATGAGCACGGGCATCGCCGCGCTCATTCCCTTCACAACGGGGATCGTGTACGAGAATTGGGGTAGCGGCCGCGGCCGAGAAATGTTCGCGGACCCCGGCACTTCCCTCGCGTCGTGGTGCGTGTACGAGGTCACGTCGGTCAACCCGACAGGGCTCAAGGTGTTCGTCAACGGGACGCAGGTCGGCGCGACAGCGTTTGCGGGAACCAACACCGTCGACTTCGCGACGACGCTCTACCTCGGCGGCATCGACGCGACGCCGACGAAGGACTGCCTGTTTGACGTCGCCGAAATCCTGCAAGCGGATCACGTGCTGACCACCGCCGAACGACTCGCGTACGTCGCTCACCTGCTCGCGGACTATGGGATCGTGGTGGCGTGATGCGAGTCGGTCTTGGGATAGGAATCGGATTCGCTCGGCCGCCGCCGTCGCTGGCGGATAGTGGGCGGAGTTCCAGTAACCGCCGCAACAGAAGGACATGACCAACGCCGAACTGATCATTGCCGCGTGCCACGTCGCGCTGGACGCCGGGCCGCTTGGAAACAAGCAACGCCCGGCGGACTACCGCTCTCTCGTCGCCTGCGGCTTCGAGCCCTCGCTCGCTCCACCCTTCGACGCAGGCGACATCGGCACCATCAAGACTTCCTGCGCCGTCTTCGTTCGCGGCATCCTACACGCCGCCGGGCGCCTGGCGACTCGCGTGGGCAGGGTCGGCCAGGGGATCATGAACGGCTGGCTGGAGGGGCTCACGACGAGTCATCCGGCTTGGGAGTGGGCAACGGACTCCGCCGGCAAAAAGCGGCACCCACCGCCCGGCGCAATCTTCTACCGAGACTACAGCCGAAACTTCGGGACGCTGGGGCACGTTGGCGTGCTCCTGTTCGAGACGGCCCCGGGGTTGTGGATGACGGCCGAGGGCGGTGGTGGAGACGGCACCGAGTGCAAGCTGTCAGCCGCCCCCAAGGACTTCTTCGCCAAGGACATCCTGAACCGAGTGCCTATCGGCTGGTGGCGCCCCGAGCTGCTCGACGGCTTCGTGGCTACGGCCCCGCCGGCGCCCCTACCGCCCACCACGTTCGCTCCGTGCCGTCTCGGTGATACTGACCCAGCCGGCTCCCAAAACGGGCCTGTGAGGGCGTACCAGCGCCGCCTGATGGCTTCTGGCGTGCCCGGCACCAGCCTGCCCAAGTACGGGGCCGATGGGGACTTTGGGGGCGAGACGCTAGCGGCCACCAAAGCCTTGATCTCGGCCCGGCTGGACGGTACATTGGTGAACGAGTTCATCTGGAACCTAGTGGAGAAACGACCATGAGCACCGGCAACCCTACCCTCGACAGCGTCCTGGCAATCCTCGGCGCCGTGTCCGTCATCCTGACCGTCGTAGCCAACATGCCGGCCGTCGCGCCTACCAAGGCGGGGCAGGTGATAATGAAGCTGTCGGCCGTCGACTTCGCGGGCTTGGTGCGCGCCGTGATGGCGTTCATGCCGAAGGCTGCTCCGAAGCCGCCCACCGATAAGTGATCGTCAGCCGACTTCCTGTCCAGTCAGCTGCCAGGTCGCCAGCGACCGATCGCCGCCGCCGATGATTCGGATCGCCGTCGCTTGTGTGCGGTCGATGAGCCCGACGCTGTCGACCTCGACGCCCCAGCGCTTGGCGCGCAGTTTCACCCGGCGCAGCAGTTCCCGCTGAAAGTCGGCGCCACGTAGCACCTCGTCGCCGGTCTTCTCCGGGATGACGTCGGCTAGGACGCAGCAGCCCACGTCGTTCATCACCGAGATCGCGGTGGCGCAGTCGAGGATGTACTTGCGCGCATCCACGACTCGGTAGGTGATGACGCCCTTCACAGTGATCTGGACACCGTCTACGGTCGTGAGCGACTGCTCGCGCAGTACCGTGCTATCGAGCGCGCTCGTCTCCGCGAACGCCTCTTCGATGAGCGGGATCTTCCAGTTGAGTCCGTGTCGTAGGTATCGGTGGAATACCCCGAGGCGGCGCACGAGCCCCACCTGGTCGTCGCCTAGGATGATCCACGGCCGCAGCTTATTGGCCCACAGCTGGAACAGCTCGATGAGCTTTTGAAGGATTTCAACCATCGTAGCCTCCCATTGGATCTTTTACGCGACGCCGCAGCTTGTGCCTCGGGACGAACTGCAACGGCCCGCTGTGATGACGTAAGTAGCCCCACAGCCTTACGTCAGGCACGCACAGCACCGTCTCAGCCTCCCGATCCAGCGCGACGACGCGATACAGCTCATCTTGGTTGCAAATGTAGACCGGGCTACCGTACTCCAGTTCGGCCATGGCCCCAAACGGCTCAAGCTCTAGCTCAAACATCGCGCCCGCCAGTCACCATTTCGATCCCGACCACGTGCCGCAAGATCCTGCCGTGCTTGCGGTGCAGCACGTCCGCCTTCATGTCGCGCCCGCTGCGGTAACCTTGCGCTGTGTGCCAGGCGTCCCGCGCCGCGAGCGTCCTGAATGTCTCTACTGTACAGCCCGGGTATTCCTTGAGGCTATCGTGGTGGACATGCCCCGTGTAGAAATAGCGGTGCTTCGTTTCGCCCCAGTCCGCAGCTCGATCACTTGCCATTATGCCTGGTAAACGCTCTGGCTTTACCGCGTGTCCGTGCGTGATGCCAAGCAGGCACTCGCCGAACCGGAACCAGTGAAACGGGGCCGGGCTTGTGTCGATCAGCACACGCGGCTCGCGCTCGTAGAACTGCGCAAGGCACAGCGACAGCATGATTGCGGTGTGATCGTCGTGATTGCCGATTTCGTTGATAACGTAGACAGTGCGATGCTTTTCCAACGCGCGATCAATGATACGCCGCATTGTACGAATGCCGACGCTAAGCACTTTGGCCCAGCGCGTGTCGGTGTCGAGCGCCGCGCCACTGCGCATTGTACGACTCTCGGAATTGTCGGCGTGGAAGAAGTCTCCGAGATTCAGCACTAGCGCCTGATCGGAGGGCGGCGCCAAAGCCACCAGCTTGTCGGCTGCTGCAACCAGGTTGCGCTCAGCGATTTCGAGATCGAAATCCTCGCCTGTCTCTTTTGCCCAAGCGTGTAAGCCAAGGTGCGGGTCGCCCATTGGATAGACGGTGAGCAGGTCAGCCATACAGACTGTCGGCTCAGTAACTGGGTCGGCGGCGCCCTTGAACGGCTCAGCGATAGTTTTGATTGCATCCAACAAAGCCGCCCCGCGACTGTCGGCGTCAATTTGCGACTTGACCCACTGGCCCTTGACCTCACCGTCCGCGCTGTAGTACGTCGAAACACCCTTCACGTGGAAGGGCGCCGGTACTTCGTGCGTCATGTCGTGCTCAGGCGACCACCCAGCGCGAGCTTCGGCGCGGGCGTTTGCGGCACTGACAGTGTTCAGGTACATGCGCGGGGATGCGTGGCCCCGCGACTGAAACGCCTTTCGCAAGGCGTCCGGGGTGGTATTGAGCGACTGCGCCGCCTCACCCACGCTGCTACAGCTAGCCAATGTAGCTTTCGCCACCTCGATGAGCTTGTCGTCCCAAACACGCACCTGCGCCCGCGGATCGTTTTGATTCATGCTGTACCCTTCGACCCGTCAGAAGGTCAGAAGCTTGGTGACAAACTGTGGAGGAACGAAAAAAGCCTGTCCGGGCTTGGCCATCATGCTGGCGACGCCGACGAGGTTTCCGGCCATGTCGTACAGGCCGCCGCCCGACGAGCCACCCCAAATGGTGATGTCCACCTGCGTCCAGCAGCCCTCGCCCAGTCGGCTATCGAGGCGACAGGGGGTCGATACCCAGCCGCGACTGAAGGTGTATTCCATGCCAGCGGGATGGCCGATGGCGAAGACGTCCTCGCCGACCTGTAGCGAGCTGTCCCGGACCGACACGTAGCCCTGCCCAATGTCAGCGGTGCGGAATAGCGCCAAGTCGTGCTCGACGTCGAGCGCCACGACGACGCCGATGTGCTTGTCGCGCTTGCTGCTCTTTCTCTCTGCGAGCGCTTCGCGGTACGTCGAGAACTTGACCTGCTTGCCAAGCAGCCGTGTATCCGGCACGTCGTCCGATTCCAGACCGAGCAGGTCCATGGCGAGCAGCTCATCCATAGACAGCACGGCGGCTACGGCGCAGTGGTGTGCCGTCAGCACGTACGTGGGGCCGACGCGCGTCCCGGCGCACACCATGTCGCCGTCGCGATCATACAGTGTGATTGAGCTTTCGAGCGCGCGGCTGATCACGTCCGACGACGTAGGCTGAAGCGCCGCTAGTTGACCCGAGGCGCACGCTGTACAGGCGCCGACGAGTAGGATGAGCGACGCGAGTAGGGTGCGCAGGTAGGTCATTGGCTATGAGTTCCTGATGGTGGGTCTGTTGGATTGCTGCAATGACTAAGCGCAGTTGAAGCGAAGGTAGCGACCAGCGCGCCGAGAATAGCTCCCCATTTACGGCCCGCCCTAGCACCGCGCGCCGTCGCGCCAACGCCTACAGCGGACTCCAGCGCTTCTACGCGCTGACAGATGCCGGCGTGGCGCGCTTCGTTCGCACGCTCGCTGGCGACGAACCAGTGCGGCGCCCCCAACGCCGATAACGGGTGATCGTCTTGGCCGTTCTTGCCGTTAGTCGCCATGATGCCCCTGTCGATACCTGGCGCGCTCAAGCGCGGCGTCGGCGGTCAGGTCCGGGAGCGTCTCTTCGACGCGCGGCGGTTGGCCCCGACCCGCGATGAACATGGCGAGAGCGCGGATCAGCGGCAGCACAACGCGGAAGGCGGCCAGCCCCTCAACGGAAGCCAGCAGCAGCTTCTCGTCGTCGTGGGCCGCAACCGTTTTCACAGGAAGCGGCTCGCGAAGTTCAGCGCCGTCTGGACTGCCGACACGTCGGCGCCGAGCTGCTTCAAGGTGTCGGTCGCGCCCTGCATGTAAACGACGGCGTCACGCGCGTGCGCTCTGGCATACTCGACCTCGTCGTTGCGCATGTCGTGCTCCGCCAGTTCCAGCTCATGTCGAGCTGACTGTAGGTCACGTACGATCGACGCAGCCTGTTCAAGCTGCTCCGGCGTCGGCAAGTCGAGGCTGTCGATGTGCTTCTCGGCAACAGCATTCAGCATACGCAGCGCGACGGCTGAATAGGTGAGGGCGTCTGCCGCGACCTGCGCTTGCGCGTCGGTCAACAGCGCCGCACAACCTGACACAGGCGGGGTCAGCGCCATCATCACAGCCAACCCGACAGCAGCAAAACTACGCCTCATATAAGCCACTTTAGCGATCGGCCAGCCTGCCGACCAACAATTGTGCCACAGTGGGGCGGTTGCGTAGGCGGCTTCGCAGCAGTGCGTAACTGGCTACGCAGCAGAAAAGAGCCAAGGGAACCTTGACGCTGCGGGTCCTAGTTCCAGATGACGACAGACACCGAGCAGCAGCTGGCGATCTACGACAATATCGCGACCGGGGCGGGGCACACGCTTGTCGTAGCCCGGGCTGGGACTGGCAAAACTACCACCATCGAGCGCTCCCTAGCCTACGTGCCGAGCGATCTTCGTTGCCTGTTCGTCGCCTTCAACAAGAGCGTCGCCGACGAGCTACGGCGCCGCATCAGCCTGCCGAACGTCACGATCGGCACGTGCCACAGCTTCGGGCTGTCGGCCATCACGTCCTCCTGTGGAATGGTCGAAGTCGACCAGGATCGAGCCCTCAAGGTCATCAACCGCCTCACGAATAACCGCAGTGAGCGGTTCGCGGTGCTGAAAGCAGTGGGGCTGGCTAAGGGGCTCTTGATCGAGACGGTAGACGAAGTCGTGGATGCTTGCGACGAGTTTGGCATCGAGATGGGGGACTGGCCGGAGCGGTTCGCCGGGCTCGTCGTCGAGACGATGCGCCGCACCGCCGATCTCGATGGCACGGTCGACTACAACGACATGATCTGGCTGCCGGTTCGGCACCCCGACATCGAGGTTCCCAAGTTCGACCGCGTCTTCGTGGACGAAGTACAGGACTTGAACGCGAGTCAGGTGCGCTTGGTCCAGATGGCGCTGAAGCCGGGCGGGCGAATCTGCGCGATCGGCGATGAAAAACAATGCCACCCACCCGGCACGCTAATCGCTATGACAGGTGGTCAATACACGCCGGTTGAGCAGGTTACGGAGGGCTCTCAGGTAGTGTCGTATCACGACTGCTTTAGGGGGCTGATGTCGCAGGGGCGCGCCGTCGAAGCCGTCGCTGCCCGCCGGTACGTTGGGCCCATGCTTACGCTGCGTGTAGGAAACAGCACCGTACAGGTGACGCCAAACCATCGCGTGCCGACCAGGTTACCAACCAGCGCCACGTATGCGCTATATCTCATGGAGTGCGCTGGTGTGTTCCGTATTGGCGTGTGTAAAACATCGTACAAACACGCTTTTGGCCCAGCCATGCGGGCGCGGCAAGAAGGTGCCGAGAAGCTTTGGGTGCTTGAGACGTTCACAGATCCAACATTAGCCAAGGTGTGTGAGACTGTGTTGTCCTTGCGATACGGCATTCTGGAACAGGCGCGGTTCTTGGAGAAAGGTTCGATGGCCGGACCGCTGCTAGCCGCCGTAAAGCATTTACCAAGACCAAACGTTGGTGCACTGTTGGCCGAGTTTGGTCGAGACTACGGTTACCCGCTGTGGGAAGCGGCTGCTGGGGATCGGATCGGTCGATATATCTACGTAACTGAGGCGTGTAACTTACTTAACGGCGTCAACACCTTGCGCACGTTTGACGGTACGCAAACTGGTGGTGAGTGGGCACCCGTCCGCGTGTCCACTGTTGTGTATGATGGGCTGGTGTACTCTCTCAAAGTAGCGCCGACTGAGGGCGGATTGCGCTTGTACGTAGCTGCCAACGTGCTAGTTCACAACAGCATCTACCGCTTTCGTGGTGCCGACAAGAACGCAATCAACGGCTTCCGCGCAGCCTTGAAAGCCACCGAGCTGCCGTTGACGACGAGCTTCCGCTGCGCGCGCGCCATCATCAAAGAGGCGCAGCGCTTCGTTCCCGACATCCAGGCGCGCCCGGACGCTCCGGAGGGCTCTGTGACGAGCGACACGTACGGGAACCTGCTGGAAAAGGTCGAATACGGCGACTTCGTCCTCAGCCGCACCAACGCACCGTTGCTACGAACCGCCCTACAGCTGCTCAAAACCGATTGTCGCGTCTCCGTTCTTGGGCGCGAGTTCGGTACCGGGCTCGTCTCGCTGGTCTACAAGCTCCGACCAGCGACGCCACAGCACCTCGTCATCAATGCCCGCGCCTGGCTGTCCAAAGAGGAACAGCGGTTGATGAAAAAGGACCCGCCTGACGAGTCCGGCGCGGAGCTGGCGCGCGACAAGTTCGAGTGCATCGAAGCACTGGCCGCCACGACGTCGACCATCGAGCACTTCGTGGCAAAACTGAAGCACCTATTCGAGCCCGCCGGCGCTGGTGCCTGCGTCACCCTTTCCACGACGCACAAGGCGAAGGGGTTGGAGCGCGACAAAGTGTGGGTACTTGCCGACACCTACCTACGCCCGCGCAAGGGCATCATCAGCCAAGAGGAAAAAAACCTCTACTACGTCGCCGTGACTCGTGCTAAAAACAGTCTCGTACTGGTACATGGGCTACCCGGAGCTAAATCATAATGGACCTCACTGACTACGACGTCGACCCCAACAATATCATGTCCGGCCTGCGTGTTGCCATCGAGCGAGAGCGCGACGAGATCCCGGCGCACAGTCGTGACATTCTGTCGGTCCTGGAAGGACGCTACGCGGTCCCGAGGCGTATCGAAGGCGGCACCGCCAAGCGCCGAATCGGCACGGTGCGCAAGAGCCGCTTGCCGGCGTGGATGAAAGACCGGACCCTGCTGCCAATGAGGCCCCCGCCCATGCCCCGACGTGGTGACGCCGATGCTGCCTGAGAAAGGCTCGCCAGAGTCCAAGGTGCTCACGGTAGCCGAAGAGGCTGAGCTGTGGGCGCAGTGGGACAAGACGAAGTCGCCCAAGGTTCGTGATCGCTTTGTCATGTCGACGCTCGGCTACGTCGTGGCAGAGGCAAGCGGCGTCACACATTCCAAAGCACCACGAGACGACCTGATTCAGGCCGGATTGGTTGGTGCGATCAAGGCGTTCGACAAGTTCGATCGCACGAAGGGCGTTCGCTTCGGCACCTATGCGGTGTACTGGATTCGCGCCGAAATGTGGGAGCTGGCCGGGGCAGAGCGTACCGGCGTCAGTGGCACCAAACTGCGCGGCCTACCGGGCACTGACGAGTCGTCCAAAAAGCGCGTCCACACCGTCTCAATCGATCTGTACGACGACGAGGGGCACTGCGAGAACTCCCTGCCGGTGCCGCCGCAGCTACAAGCGCCGAACCGCACCGACGACGAGGACATCACGACAGCTGACGAAGCCATTCAGCTGCGGCACTTGATCACCATCGCGGACCTGACACCGAATCAACGCTTCGTGTTGGAACAGCGCTGGTTGACGCCGGACCGCCTGTCGCGCCGGAACACCGACAAGTACGGCTCACGCTCGTTTCGAGAGCTGGCCGTCACGATGAGGCTGACGCGCGAACGAGTGCGGCAGATCGAGGCGGCGGCGTTTCGCAAACTGCGTCGCGCAGCAGGCTGTACCAAGTGACCGCGCTCGCCCGTGTTGTACCGTCTGAGAACGGCGACTACTTGTCCGTCTACACGGCGTGGCACCCCGCCATCGTCGCGCAATTCAAAGCGATGCCGGGTTGTTCGTGGGACGGCCCATCAAAGGCGTGGTCGGGGCCGCGCGAAGCTGTGCTGGAGGTCATCAACACGCTATCGCGCGCAAAGATCATCGTCGTTGACGAATGCTACTTCGTCGGCGCACCGCGCATTGCGGACGAGCTAGTCGACGGCCTGTACGACTATCAAGCAGTAGGCGTACGCTTCCTGATTGACAGTCTGCGATGCCGCGGCGGGGCACTGCTCGGGGACGACATGGGCTTGGGCAAAACTGCTCAAACGACGCGCGCCATCCAGACGCTTGCGCCAGCTAGCACGCTCATCCTGTGTCCGGCCGTCGTCGTCAAGCACTGGCTGCAAGAGTGGAAAAAGTGGACTGGTACGGAGGCTGACGAGCTGGGTCGAAAGCTCTCTCGGGACGAGGGCGGCGGGCGCCTAGTCACGTTCGGCCCCGGGTCACCGAGTCGCGTCATTGTCGGCAGCTACGACACGTTCCGCGCTCTGCGCACTAAGTATCCACTGTCGCTCGCGACGATGATCGTGCTCGACGAGCTGCACTACCTCGCCAGTCCCAAAGCGCAGCGCTCTAAGGCAGTTCGCGAGTACGTCGCCGAGTGCCGCAAGCACCACTTCCCCACCCACGTGATCGGGCTCACCGGCACGCCCATGACGGCCCGGCCGCGTGATCTGTGGCACCCGCTCGACGTCATTTACTCCGGACGGTTCGGGCACCGCTTTGGCTTCGAAAAGCGCTACTGTGACGGTCGCTGGGAAGAGATTAGGGGGCTGGAAAAGCCGGTGTGGGCTGCGGACGGACAGAGCAATCTTGAGGAGCTGGGACGGCGCCTACAGAGTGGCGTGATGCTCCGGCGCGTCAAGAGCGAGGTGTTGGAGCTGCCTGATCGACAACGGATTCTGCTTCCGGTCGAGATGCCGCCGGCGGCGCGTCGAGCCGTTGCCAAAGCGTCGTCGTCGCTCGGGCTCGATCGTGACGTCGGCAAGCTGCTGTCGGTTGTGGAGGAATACAAGCTGGCCGCCGCCGCGGAGCTAGCCACCGATTTGTTGGCTCAGGGGCGCCGCCCGCTCATTCTCACACTGCGGCGCGAGACGGCTCACAAGTTGGGTGAAAAGCTCGGGGCTCCGGTAGTGACGGGCGCTGTCGTGCCCGGTAAGCGTGCTGCGATCCTGTCTGGGGCACCGTGCGGCGTAGCCACCATCTACAGCGTGACGACCGGCATCAACCTAACGGAGTACGACACGGTCATCTTCGTGGGCCTCGATTGGGTGCCGTCAACGCTACTCCAAGCCGAGGCGCGCATTCATCGCATCGGGCAGGACAAGAGCGTTCTGTTCTACTATCTCATCGGGCTGGGAACAATCGACGAGGTTGTGCAGTCTAGGGTTCTGGAACGGCTAGACGCTTTCTCGACGGTGGTTGGGAACGCGGCGGACGAGGAAAAGATGGCAGCAACGCTGCGCGGAAGCAAGAGCGAACAAGAGCTGTTGGACGACATCGTAAAGGCGGTGATGGGGCTATGTCTTTAAAGCCATTTTTCAGCTTCTTTGGTGGTAAATGGCGCGCGGCTCCACGTTACCCAGCACCTAAACACGACACAATCGTAGAGCCGTTCGCAGGCAGTGCTGGGTACAGTGTCCGCTACGCGGAGCGCAATGTGGTTTTGATCGAACGTGATCCTGTGATTGCGGAACTTTGGCGCTATTTGATCGCGGCACAACCAGACGAGATCGCAGCGCTACCACTTTTGAAGGCAGACGATCACATTGATCAATTCAACTTAGCGCCTGGCGCACGAAGTCTAATCGGATTTTACCTGCAACAAGGCGCTGCGGCGCCTGGACGATCACCGTGTTCATGGATGCGTACGGTCGGGGAGGCGCGATCTCATCAAGCACAGTTTTGGGGCCCAGTCCTAAGAGATCGTGTCGCATCCCAGGTCAACGCAATCAAACATTGGCGCATTGTAGAGGGAAGCTACGAAGACTGTTCGTGCGACTTTCCGGCCACCTGGTTCATTGATCCACCGTACCAAGTTCACGGTAAGCACTATAGGTACTCGAATCGACAGATCGACTTTACTGCCTTAGGCACCTGGTGCAAGGCCAGGCGCGGCCAAGTAATTGTGTGCGAGCAAGTCGGTGCGACATGGCTACCTTTCACACCAGTCCCGTTTTTGGTGAAATGTTCTCCTGGGGTACAAAAAGGTGCGCGTAAGTATTCGCCTGAAGCTTGGTGGTTGCGCGACACGCAGGAGATAGATCGACAATGACAAGCAATTCGTTGCACAGCGCTGAATCGGTGATGCACTACACGCCGGAGGACATCGTCCAGCGGGCAGTGGACACGCTAGGCGGCGAAATTCTGTTGGACCCGGCCAGCGATGCCTTTGGCAATGCGACCGTGTGCGCGCGCAACTTCTACCCCAGGGAGGGGCTCGTGCGGCCGTGGTTCGGACCGCTGTTCGTGAACCCGCCAGGGCGCAGTGACGACAATCCCGGCGGCGCTAGCGCGTGGTGGCACAAGCTCGTGTCCGAGTGGGAGCTGGCCTCGGGTAGCTGGAGCGCGATCTTCGTGGGCTTCTCGCTGGAAATCCTCCAGACGTGCCAATCCAAAGGCTATCGGCACCCGCTGCGGTTTCCGACGTGCGTTCCGAAGCAGCGCATCAAGTTCGACGTGAACGCGGCGGAGCTGTACACGGCACTGAAGAATCGTCTGGCGAGTGACGAGCTGATGACTGAAGCCAAGTACGCCGCGCTGACCACCAAGCGCGCCAAGGTCGAGAGCGCCATGAAGCGCGGCGAGCGGCGCTACCCAGGCAACAGCCCGACGCACGGCAATTTCATCACGTGCGTCACCATCGACGGCCGCGTTCCAGAGCGGTTTCGCGCGGCGTTTTCGCCGATTGGAGTGGTAAGTGGCTGCTGAAGACTACAACGACGAGTTCGAGGCCGAGGAGCGCTACGACGATGGCGAGGACGGCGAAGCGTTCGAGCCGCAGCATGACGCGCTGTCGGAGCAGGAGCAGAAGCGGCTTGAAGAGGGCCAGCGTCTCGCGTCGATCTACCTGCAAAGTTCCAATGAGCTGTTGGACTGTGCGAAGCTGGAGCCGGACTGGTTGGTACCGAACGCGGTCCCAGCGTCAGCGGTTTCCTTCGCGGTTGGAAAACCCGGTTGCCTGGCTGGCGATACCATGATTCAGGTTAATCGTGGTAGCGCGAGCCGTAAATCAACACTGCGCGATCTGCACGATAAACAGAATGGCGTAGCACGGGCTGACTTGGTAGGGCGTCCGTGGCGCACGGACGTTGTAACCCGCGTACCGCGAGCTGTTGGCGGCGTTGTGCAACTAGCGGATTTAGCAGCAGTGTGGGAGTCTGGTGTCAAAGAGCTGTATGAGCTAACGACGGATAGCGGGCGTACGATCAAAGCCACGGCCGACCACCCATTCTTACGGTTTGGTGGTGCGTACGTACCGCTAGGCAGTCTGCGCGTTGGCGATTACGTAGCCGTCAACGTTGGCCTGGAAACGTTGACTAAGTACGAGCACGCTAAAACACATGCGTTGATGCAAGAAACATACGACTGCTTGCAGCGAATTGGTTACGAGCGAATCGTGTCAATCAAGACTGTTGGATCAGCTATGACGTACGACCTAGAGGTTGTAGGCGACCCGCACAACTTCCTGGCGAACGACTTCGTTGTTCACAATAGCGCGAAGTCTTGGCTTGCGTATGACCTTGCGCTGGCAGTAGTGCAGCAACGCGACTGGTTGGGCTTCGGCGTGCCGACTGCGGGGCTGCACCCGAGCGCGATGATCCTGAACTTCGACAATCCGCATCCGGAGTGCGCGCGGCGCTTTCTCCGACTTGGGCTCACGCGGCAAGATCGACTGTGGGTTCACAGCTTCGGGGCGCATAACCCGCCCGAGCCGTTGCCAGCGGTGCTACAGCTCCCGGACGCTTACGCGCCACTGGAGTCGATGGTCTATGCGCTGCGCCCAGCGGTCATCATTGTTGATTCGCTACGGCAGGCGCACACGGGCGACGAAAGCAGCTCGCAGGAAATGGCGCGCGTGATGGGACAGCTTAAGCGCATGGCCATGTGGGGCGCTGCTATCGTCATCGTCCACCACTCTCGTAAGAACGACGGCGCGATGCGCGGTTCGACCGAGATCGAAGCGACCGCTGACTCGATCTTGGACGTCGAGCGGGAGGCGGACGTCTCGCTCGTGAGCTGGCGGAAGACCCGCGGGTGGGAAATGGCGGAGCCCACACTGTCGGTGTCTGTGGTAGATGAAGGTGACCGTACATACGTTCGCGGCGGCCTGTCGGTGTCAGCCCTACTTAGCACGCAAGGCCCCCTGACGCGAAGCTCGATCGGGGCGGCGCTCAGGCTCAACCAAGCGCAAGCCAAGAAACTGATTGACAAGGGTGTCGAACGGGGCGTGTTGGTAGAAAAGCGAAGCAGTGACGGGGGCCGGACGATCGAGCTGGCGCCGCGGAGGGGCGAATGACTTGGGAGCTGTTTCTCAAGATCGCGCTGGTGACTGCCATGACGGCGCTGATGATTCGCTTGTACGCGCGGAGGTCGATATGACTGAACGAAAGGGTGACTGCCATGTTTGGTGATTACGGAACGCCGGTTGATACCCGTGAGACCGTGCTGGACTACGGCACCGGCTACACGTGTGACAGTTCGCGAGACACGTTTCGCAAGTGGGCCAACGAGCTTCGGGGTCGCGACATGAAGTTGGCGATCCTGTGCCGCGACCTAGAGAACGCATACGCTAGCTTGCAATCGTACTGCAAGTCGGTGAGGAACGCGCCATGAGGTGGAAACGCTTCAAGTGCTGGCTATTGGGTCACCACCATTTCCACCTGGCGAAGGCGACGATGCTACGGTATGGGGACTGGCTGCTGGCCTATCGCTGCGAGCACTGCGGAGCAAGCCGAACCGAAGCAGTCGACGACTTGATCATGTCGTTATCCGCGAAGCTGGGGATTCGGGAGAAGGACCTGTGAGTACCGAAGACCTCCTGGGCGCCGGCTTGTTCGTCGTCTTCGCGCTGTCGCTACTGGTGATGCACTACTGCAACGTGGATGAGTGAGGGCCGCATGAGCAACAACGACTATTTCCTGTCCAACATGGTGAAGCCCAACGCCCTCCCCTGGCGCGTCGACCGCCGCAGTGACGGCGCGGTCCTGGGCTGGTTCAGCCACCAGTGGAAGGCGGTTAGGGCAGCCAGGAGGGGCTTTGGCGGGCTCCGCGCCGTCTTCGTCATCCCGGTGCCCGGCAACCAGTTCGTCGACATGTGGAGGCAGCTGTGAGCTGCTACCCGTACCGCAACGCCGAGGAGCGCGATCGCGCCATCAAACAGCTCACCGACGAGTATGTGCATCTCCCACAATTCGACGCGACCAGCAAGTTTTTCCTCTTGCCACCCTCGACCAAGACCGCTCAAGAAATCGGCGCAAAAGTGCCGCGTACGGAGTTTCACGTCGACCCAAAAACGACTGGCAAAGGGTTTGCCACGGCAAACGGGTTTGCCAGAACGGAAGCCTTTTCTTCCTGCCAAAACCCTTCTGGCAAAGCCTGTTCTGGCAAGCCTTTCCCTTCTTATAAGAAGGAAAGGCAGCCGAGCGTGCAGATTGCCGCGACTATAACACCGAGTACACCAATGGTGAAAACATTCGGAACGTGCGGGAAGTGCGGGGCGCTGCGCACTGAGGAAAACTCTCGAATGGTCACCAGGCGTGGTAAAACGTGGCGCTGTTGCCTGTTCTGCAAAAGCGATGCCACTAGGCGGCACGTACTGAAGACGAAGTACGGTGTGTCTCTGGAATGGCTTGTTGCGCAGCGTGCGTACCAGAATCATGTGTGCGCTCTCGGTTGTGGTCGCGAAGCTGCCGCAGTTGACCACAACCACACCACGGGACAAGTACGGGGACTGCTGTGCAGAAGCTGTAATCTGGCCCTCGGTTACTTCAACGACGACGCAGATCTGATGACGCGCGCAATCAACTATCTGACCCAAGGCGTACCGTTGGTTCCGTGTCAGATGGAGAACAATGAGCCGTAGTAAAGACTGGCCCGAAGGCGCGTGGAGCACTTCTCAGAAGTCCCTCCTGCACCGCTGCCCAAAAGCCCACAAGCTCCGATACCAGCACGGGCTCGTAGCCAAAGGGGCGCCGAGCGACGCCCTGCTCATCGGGACCGGCTTCCACCGCGCCCGTGAGCTGGTGACGCTGGAAGTGCTCCGAGGCGGTGAAACGACCGAGGAGTGCTGGCAGCAAGCCATCGAGACGGCTCGCGCTGAGTGTTCCTCCGGGCCGGCTAGTCTAGAGATCACGCGACTCGTCAGGGCGTACATGCAGCGGTACGGGCTTGAGAACGCGGGCTACGGTTCTCTGGTAGTCGAAGGTGCGGAGAAAGTGCTGCTTGGTGACGACCTGCACCGCGCTTACGGTGGCTTCGGGGCGATTGCTGACGCCGTTTTGGTAGATGATGCCGGAGTTCGGTGGCTCGCAGAAACCAAGACCGCGGGCCGCACCCCGTCAGGCACCATCGACGAGCTTGCCGCTGAGCGTCGAACCTGGGACCAGTGCCTTTCGCTGGCCTACTGTGGGTGGAAGACCTACGGCGACGTGCCGGGCGTACTGTACGACATCGTAGTCAAAAACAAGACGCCCGTGTTCCTGCGCGTTCCCGTGCTCGTTACCGAGGCCGAACTGCTCAAGTGGGAAGCGGAACAGATCGAGGGCGAGCAGATGTTCGGCCTGTCTTGCGCCAATCGCGACGCCTGCGCCCCGCCTGTCGGCTTCCGCTGCGACTACTTCGAGTTCTGCCACGGCACCGACGAGGATCGCGAGCAGCTCTACACGCTGCGCACTGGTCGGGAACTTTCGGCTGACGGGGATGTCTGATCCCAAACGAACGAACTGACTACTGCAACCGGCAGAACGGAGGCGCGGTACCTCCCCCGTGTACTGGAAAGGACGACGTCCATAGGACGTGTCGAGTCCGCGGTTTCTGCCGGTTGCAGTAGTCAGCTCCACCACAAGCACACGGAGACACCAATGGATTCAATGATCTTCAGTCTCGCCTCCCTCGGCTTCTCGGCTTGCGCTGTCGGGTACGCCTGGAGCAACGCCCGGGCAGCCAAAGCCGCAGCCGCACGCACCACAGCAGCCATCAACAACGCCAACAGCGCCCATCAGTTGGCGGTTAGTGCTCGTGCGGCAACGGGCAGCTTGGAGGACACGATCGAGGAGCGCTTCGACGCCGTCTACGCGGAGCTGGAGAACCACTCGAAGACGTTCGCCAAGAGCCGCAAGGGGCGCGTTGCGAAGAAAGCGACGAGCGAACCCAAGCCCGCTGGCAGCAACGGTGTCAACAACTACATGACTGAAGGTGGCGCATGAGTGACTTGTTCTACTCCGACAAAGAGCTTCAGGAGAGCGCGTTCGCGCGCATCCTCCTGACTGGTGACCGCAAAGTCGGCAAGACGACCAGCGTGCTCACCACGGCGCCCGGTCCCATCGCGGTCCTGAACGCTGACGGCCAAGGTGCGCCGATGGCCGCCAAGCGGCACGGTGCCAAGGACTTGCTCATCCTCGACGTCGACAGCTGTGAGCTGTGGCTCAAGGGCTGCAAGGCCGCGAAGGAAATGGCGGCAGCCGGCAAGATCAAGAGCGTCGTCGTCGACACCGTGACGCTGCTCGTCAACAACGTGCTGAGCGTCGAGATGGGGCGGAAGTTCAACGGCTTCGACATCTGGCGCGAGACGCTTCAGTGCTTCCTGTCGGGCTTCAATACGTTGCGGCAGACGCAGGCCCACCTGTTCATACTCGGCCACTACGACCTTCAAGACGGTCAGCTGACACTGGACGGCAAGTTGAAGAAAGACGTGCCAGCGTTGATCCACGACATCGTTCACCTGGACTACAATCCAAAGCGCGACCCAGATCGTGCGTTCCACATAGGCCCGTCAGCCTCCGGGCTCAGCGGCGGGCGCAATTCAGACGAAAACAAGGCCATCCCGGCAGACGTCGGGCTACTACTGAAAGAGCTGGGGATCACACCATGATGGATCACTTCGACTGTTGTGACAAAGACGCCGCAGAGTACGCCGAGCAGCAGCAGACTGAAACGGCCGCGTACATCAAGTCTCTGACGAAGACGCTCATGGACGGCTTGGCCATGACGTTCGAGGCGCGTCGACAAGAGGTCGGCCTCAAAGCAGCTCGCGCAGACACGCTCAGTGTCGTGCTGTGCGTGCTGGAAGCAACGAGCTTCTACCTCGCATTGGACCCCGGTGCGATCGACGAAGTCATGCAGATGGGCACCGTCTACAGGGCGCTTGGCCGGCCGGTGCCAGAGCTGAAGCTGTCTGACGACGCCGCAGTAGAGCTGCTGGCCGTGCTGGAGAAGAAGCACGGCGTCACCTTCGCGGAGGTGCCGCAGGGCTACTGAAAGAGTACCGTCGTGGCGGGCGACTGCGCAGTAAGCAGCAACGCCACGGCGACCAATTCACGACACGACGCAACAACAGGAGAAGAGAAAAACATGAAGGGCTGGACCGACAATACGAAGTTCAACTACGACGGCGTCTCGACTGATGCGCCGGCGCCTCTGGAGCCTGGGCTCTACAAGGCTCGGATCGCGAGTGCGGAGCCGCACGCAACCAAGGAGGGCAAGCCGATGATCAAGTTGTCGGTCGAGCTGTTCGAGGATGCGAACGGCGAAGCGCTCAAGCCGTTCCGCAAGGTCACCGACAACGTGGTGCTCACGCAGGCTGCTCTCTTCCGCGTCAAGATTCTGTCGGAAGCGCTTGACATCGAGCCCCTCGGCGGAAGCTCCGTGGAAGAGGCTGAGGACTGGTGCCGCGAGATCGTCAAGGCGGCCAAGGAGGGTGTCTTCACGAAGGTGAAGCACGAGAAGTACGAGAAGAACGGTGAGGAGAAGACGGCTCTCCGCATCGACCGCTACCTCAACGCCTCGAAGGTGGCTGCTGAGGCTTCCGCAGCGTCCAACGGCGCTGGTGGGGCGACTGCGCGCCGGCCGCGCAAGGCTGCTGACATCGCGCAGGCATGAGCAGGGTGGGGGAGCGATGAAGGCGCCCGGAGCTGACTGCGAGCACTGTCCTGGACTAGATCGTCCGTTCGTGCCTCCAGAGCCAGCCTCCGGGCGCCTTCATCTTGCGGTGGTGGGTGAGGCGCCCGGCTATGCCGAGATCGAAGCGGGGCGCCAGTTCATTGGCGGCCCGGGGCGGCTGCTAAGCGGCACGCTACGCCGACTGTGTGGCCTGAAGCGCGAAGACGTCCACTGGACGAAAGCGATTCTGTGTCAGGTTGACGAGAAGGATCAAGCGAAGGCGCGCAAGTGCTGCGCTCCGCGGCTCCTGCAAGAGCTGGCCTCCGTTGAGCCACCAGCCGTGTTGGCAGCCGGCGCGTTGGCGTTACAGAGCGCTTCGGGGATGACGCGCAAGCCGGCCATCTTACGGTTCCGTGGTTCAGTGCTGGCGCCCGACGACCCGCTCCGAATCAACAACCGAGACGACTATGACATCATTGCAGCGCTGCACCCTGGCTTCATCCTCAAAGCCGAGCTGTGGATGCCGATCTTCGAGGCTGACGTTGACCGCGCCGGCCGCATTGCCCGTGACGGTTTCGTTGCTCCAGAGAAGTTGCCAGGTAGCCGCATCGTTGTTGCCAAGAGCTACGACGAGCTTGCTGCCGCGCTCCCGCAGTTAGCTCATGACGTGGTGGTCGACATAGAGACGGTCGAGGCGTGCGGCGACAACAAGTCGCGCGGCCCGGACATCCACACCAACAAGATCACCTGCCTCGTCGTCTCCGATACGAAGACGGCGGTTGTAGTGCCGTGGAGCCGCACGCAGGCCGGCGACGGGCGGTTCTTCAACGGCAACCACGAGCGCGTCGTCGCACTCATCAATGAAGCGTTCGCCACACGCACCGTGATTTCCCATAACGGCCCAGCGTACGACCACACCGGCCTGGAGCGCGAAGGCATCATCATCGACAAGTGGGATGACTCGTTGCTCGGCTATCACGTCATCACGAGCCTGTTCCCGAAACGCCTCGGTCACGTCGTCGCCTGCTACATCGACGCGCCGCCGTGGAAAGAGTGGAAGCACGACGTCTCGCTTGAGGAGCTGTGGCAGTACAATGGCCGCGACGGGCTCTACACTGCGCAGGCTTGGGAGAAGCTCAAGAGCACAATGGACGCGAACGACCAGCGCGTCTACGAGTCCGACAAGGACTCCGCGGCTATCTGTCGCCAGATGGGTGTCAACGGGTTTCGGTTCGACGGCGAGCGCGCCGCCACGATCAGTGCCGCGCTGCTGAAAGACGAGGA